CTGTGGCATGTCTTGACTTTATTGTTATCCCGGGCAGAGATGGAATATTAAGATCAACTAATGACTTAACAGGAGCATTGAAACCTAATATATTTGAAATACTATCCAAACTCTTTTGTTTATCATAAAGTTTAATCTTTACCCATATTTCAGATGTTGTAACTCCGTTAAAAGTAGTTTTTGTTTCTTTTGTTGAAACCTCTTGAATACTTGCCTTTTCTTCATCAGTTAAATTTTCAAAGTCTTTTAACTTCATCCAACCCTCTCTCAATTTACCTGCATCTGTAAAGGCTATCTTCTTATGTTCATTGATAATTTTTAATGCAGATATTCCGGCAGTTTCGGCTAAATTTTTCTGCATTTCTGAAATTTTGTTTTGTAAATAAGGTTTTTTTAAGTTCTCAAATCCGATAACTCCAGCGGTCTTCTTAGAATAACCAGCCCTTATAGCTGCCTGAGTAGCATTAAAATCTACACAGTATTCATAACAAAATCTTTCTTGTTTTGATGTTAAGATAATATTTTCACTTTCTATCTCTTCCACTTTTCTTCTCTGAGTTAATTCTTTTGAAATACTGGCTTTGTTCTATCCTGTGTAAAGATTTATCTTTGAAAGGCTTAATCTTTGTTTTGCGCTTTTTCATTTTACAAAGTTAAATTAAGTTTTTAGTTATAGCAAATTTATCACAGACTCGTTTTATTCCTTCAGTAATAGTAATCTCAGGGATTAAGCCGGTTAATTCTGTTTGTCTTCCGATATCTGGTATCTTTTCAAGAGTCATTTTTTCAGGTAATGTTTCTTCAATAATAAAATCTTTATATTCTAATCCAAAATAATCACAAATTGATAATGCCAAATATTCTGTTTTAATCAACTCTGGTGAACCAATATTAACGATTAAAGACTCTTTCAGATGTATCAGGCTTTCAATTATTCGCACTCCATCTAAAATATGCATCCATGACCTCTTTGAGCCCTTATGTACGGTTATCTTTTCTTTATGGGATAGATGGTAACAGAATCTAATCATTGCGCTCCTATGGTCTCCCCTTGTCTCATCTTCATCGTAAAACATGAAAGGGCGAATAATTAAATAATCTTTTAATTCGTATTGAACTAACTTTTCACCTAAATACTTAGTTAATCCATATAAGTTATTTGGTTCACACTTTCTATCTTCACTTAACAGACCTCCAATATTCCCGTAAACTTCAGATGTGGAAAAATATACAAGTTTAGAATCAAATGCTTTACATAACTGAATTACATTATTAAGCCCTGACAGGTTTGTATCAACTGCCAAATGCGGGGAACATTCACAAGTAACACGACTGACCATCGCAGCTAATAGGATTATTATTTCAGGCTTAAAATCAAAAAACACTTTTAAAAGATCACCTGAATTAAGAATATTAACAACTGAATATTCCGGCCCGGTTCCCTGAAGCTGATCACAACGATAAGTAATATGCCCTTGACTTTTTAAATATGGAACTAATTTTGATCCAATATTTCCCTCACTGCCGATTATCAGTACTTTCATGCGTTATCAATTAATGAACTCCAATATCTTAAAGTCTCAATATTTTGTTCAAAGGTATAAAATGGAGCTCCATTTTGCAAATAAATTTCATCAGAGAATCCTTTTTCTTTTGCCAATCTGTAAGCTTCGGTATTTGGAAGCACCCATAATATATTCGTTCCTTTGCGCTTTATTGCACTTTTTTTGATATTTTGAACTGTCAGGTTAATATCCTTCAAAGAATCTCCGGGAAGTCCTATAATGAATTGTGACATTGTTTCAAGTCCAATTTTTTCGGCAGTTTCAATTCCTTTAAGCATTTTTTCAACTGTTGTATTTTTATTGCACCTATTAAGAGATTCCTGACTCAAAGATTCTACACCAATCCAAACAGTTTTACATCCTGCTAATTTTAAAGCCCTGCAAATTTCCTCATCTAACGATTCAGCTCTTGAGGCACATTGCCAATCAAAAGAACCCATTTCAGAAATACCCGCACAAATATCTATAACTCTTTGTTTATTTGCCGTAAAATTATCATCTTCAAACATCCATTGTTTAAAACCTTGCCTAATTCTTAAAGATATTTCATTAAGAACATTATCAACAGATCTCATTCTGTATTTACGATTCCAAAAATGAGATGAGGCGCAAAAATTACAAGCAAAAGGACAACCTCTAGATGAAATTACAGGGATCCCCATTGTTCCCCAATAATTCAAACCGGTATAATCAGGATAAGGAATTGAATCTATTTCTGATATTTCACCTTTGATAATCTTTGAAGTATTGCCATTTATTACATCCATTATAGCTTTTTCACCTTCCCCGATTATAACCTGATCATAACCTATTGAAAGCATTTGATCTGGTAATGCTGACGAATGATGACCGCCGCAAATTAAATGACCTTTAAATTTATCCCTGATTGTTCGGGCATATTTTACAGAAAAGGAATGGAAAGTAACAGCAACCAAATCATAATCATCTGGCTCGTTCATTGCTTTACTTAGATCCATTGCCTTTACATCAATATCGTTTGCCTTTAAAACAGATTGTAAATAACCAATTGCGGGAGTTGGGAAAACTTCACCCTCCCAGGGATTAATCAAAAGTACTCTCATTTCCAAAAATTAGGATAATCATTTTTCCAATTCAATACCTCTTTATGAGTAATTTCATTTTCTTTAATAAAATGCTTTTGTGCAAAGTCTTCAGTCCTGCCTGTCAAATCCCTACCTGTTTCTAAACACTTATCCAAATTCTCATCACTCATGTATTTAGAAATATTAAAATCAATTTCAGCGAATGAATCAAATTTAGTCCTTATCCGTTCCTTACCACCCATAGACGTATAATGCCATCCGCCATCTTTAAAATTAAATGATTGTTCGCACCGATGATTTCTAATATCCTGAGGCGATTTAATAAGTTTCTTTTGAGCACAAACTGAACCGGCCCAAACCTGATTTGATTTACAATTCACATAATAACAATATAATTCCTGATGAAGTCCGAATATAGGTAATTTACCTTCAATCCCTTGATGAATCTTTTCTGGATTCGGGATCTCATCCAGATCAGAAATTATAATATAATCATCAGGCGAAGCTTTTTCATAACCTATTTGTAACATATTCCTATGTGCATTTTCAACAATCCAGGGATTTTCCTGCGGATAGGCAATATCTTTTAAATGAATTATATTATAACCTTTAAAAAGATGTTTGTATTCATCAAAATAATATGGTTTTGGCTTACCCGAATGAGTTATATTTATCTCGGCTAAAACGAAATAATCAACATGATCTTTCAAAGTTCTTAATCTAAGATCAAGTAACTCTACTTCATTAAAAAACATGAAACAATCAAATATTTTCATAAATTAGGGGTATAAATATGTTGCGCCTTAATTTCATTCAAAGGTATTAAATTCTGCAAAAGATCACTATTTCTCTTTAATAATTCTGCCCGGTTTGATTCTTGCGGAGTTGTATAATGCCATTGATGGACGACAAAAGGAATCTCTGGAATATCAATTCTTAAACCCATCATTTTAATACGTGCAATCAAATAATCATCTCCATAAGCACATCCGTCACTAAAGCGTTCGTCATAACCATTGAGTTTAATAAGATTTTTAGTTCTTATTGCAGAACAAAAATCATAAGCAACTGGTCTATGAATTGGATGATTATACCAAGCGTTTTCACCGTTTTCAATAGCTCCCTTATTGTTAGAGTTAATTACTTCGTTAATATTATGATTTGAAAAAGTTGTTTCCTGATTAAGAGAATAACAGGAGAATGAAATATAATTTTCATTTGTTACAGAATCGGCATAACTTAAAATATCTCCCTCGTGATAACATTCGGCGTTTTGAAGGATTATAATTTCCGCACCTCTGTTAATTGCTTCTTTTATTCCCTTGTTATAAGCCGGTTCGGGATTAGTCCACTTTTTATCCTTGATCTTAATTACAGTAATCGGGAACGAATAATTTCCTATTGCAATATCTAAAGGGGAATTATCATCAACAATTATTATCTCAAAATCTTTATGAGAACTTTTTGAAATAGATGCAAGAGTTTTATTAAGTTGGAATTGACGATCAAAATATGTCATCACAATTGCAATCTTTTTCATAATTTAGTTTTAAATTTGGTTTCAAAATATAAAAGTGTATTATCATGAAGTATTATTGAGTTTTTATGAATATTCCACCAATTACGAACTGTATATAATGGATCTTCTTTAGGTGAAGTTTTACCTTGTGCTTTTCCTGCTCCAATCCAATCACATAACATTTCAGTAAGATATGGTTCTGTAATTTCATATTTTATAAAACTTCCTTTAGTTTCTGGTAATATCCACCATTGCCAATGATGTTTATTTCTTTTTTGGTGAAGCAACCATGCGTAATCAAATTTTTTATCTCCTGTATTATTTACTTTATTGTAATTATTATCCTTCCTTTCAATCATGTGATTTTCTTTGCCATAAAAATAATCTGCATAAGGAATAAATTCATCAGGTAAAAATTTACTGCAATCATGGATTAATCCTCTCCAATATAAACCATATTTAAAACATTCTATTAAAACAAACCATTTATGTCTTAATAAATATCTTAAATATTTTAAATATTTCATGAATGATTATTTTAATTGGTAATTCCGATTTTCGCCATTATTTCTTTCTTTTACCCGGTAGTGCCACAATAGCAAGAATGATTACTATTGCTGAAATTATTATATAAGCCTGTATATCCATTAGTTACTTAGTATTTTAAAGTCAATATCCCAGTCTTTTATCTTTACAGTCTCTCTTGAATTTATAAATCTTTCATGCAAATAATCATAAAACATCGTAAAACCAAAACCAGTATCAATTTTAAGACATTTAATTTCCGGTTGCCTGTTTAATATCCTCCTGTGATCCCTGTTTTTAATGTACAGGGCCTCAAAAGTCAGGAACCACGCTTTTTCAGGCGGGGAGTCATAGAATATCTTTTCTTTTACTTGTGACATAAATTCGTTTTAAAAAAGCCCCCAATTTTTCGCTCTTTGAATCAGGGGCTACTCATCATCTCTATTCCGGATTTCCTTTTTCAAGGCCTTCGACTTAAAGTCTACGCATTTTACCCCGGCGGTGTTATATTTTTATTTCAATGAACTCCTACAAAATTAATCAACTTAAATATGATATGCAAATCTATTTTAATTTAAGTTCTTGACCGGTTAAGGCAAAATAAAGGTTCTGAAGTTGATGAACATATTTTACAGAACTTGCATGAGTTGAATTTTGATTATCAATAGTTATCCTAAACGAATACCCATTATTGAAATATTGCGAGATGCCATCTTCTATAAGATATTTCCCTTTGTAATATTTACCGTCTCTTAATTCAAATCCAAACTTCAAAAGCCAGTCTTCGGTTAATAAGATCGGTTTACAATCAAAAATTGAAACATTATTTATCTTAGTTACTCTTTTATTGTAAGTAACAATATCTTTTACAATATCAATATTTTGTGTTGACTCCCAATGGAAAATATTACCTATTCGTAATTCATTTGCTTTCATAGTATCAAATTTAATAAATATTTCAATGCAAACAAACTTAATTAATATTTCCTTTAAACTCCTCCGGCCCAAAGCTCTTTATACGATCAGCCTTGAATATAAAGTCATGGTTATCGGTGTCGACAAACCAGACATTGCCGAATGAATCGACCTCTTTTATCCAACCTAGTAGTTCTTTTTTGAACTTGTCATTTATTGTTTTAAGTATCCCGAATTGTCCCTCGTGTTGAATTAGATCAGATCTTTCCATTGCTTTTCATTTTAGATCGCATCCACTTTGCACCAATTTGTTTATTTAAATTACCTTCTTGAATACTTTTCAAAGCATCACCCATTTCAGCAGACATTAGATTTTCTGGTATATGTAGTGATTTACATAAATTTCTCAAGTTAATCGGAAATTCTTTCTCTATTTCTTCGTCTGTTATATCCTTTATGGGGTGAGAAGCATATTCTTCCATTGCTTCAATTATAGCTGGGTAAAACATTGTTATATTTTCATCAAATGGTATTTCAGGACATCCATATTTATCAAGTATTTCTTCCGCCGATTTCAATAGTTGCTCTTCTTTCATGCTTTTCTTAATATTTTCTAATGTATCATCAAAGCATTTTTTGTTATGCCTATCTATAACATCAAATCCGATAACCTCTTTATACTTCCCACGGCAAGTATAAGGCATTACATCGGGATTAACCTTGTTTTCGATTATATAAAGCAAAGCATTTATTCCTTGTTCAAATACATCTGGTTTTTTGCCTATTATTTTTGTTATTCTTTCTAATTGCTGGTTATATTCTGATTTCAAATAAGGAATAGTAAAATCATTAATATTTTCTTCCTTCTTAATCTGTTCTTTTAAGGATGAAATTTTGGATGATAAATTAGCAGTCAGTCTATTTATTTCACTAATTCTTGTATCAAGTGTTATAAAACTATCATTATTAATTGTTCTGATGGAATCGTTAATATCTTCCAGTTTACTTATCAGTTCATCTGTTTTTGTCATGGGATTGATTTTTAATAAACAGTTGATGCAATAAATTCCGGTTCAGTTGCCGTTTTCATAAACTCAGCAAATGTACCTATGATTTTAGGATTCTCGTTTTCATCAAACTCATCAGGATCTGTGATGTTAAGTTCTCCCCATTTCTCTTTTGGGATAAGTTCAATATCATCAGAATCATCATAATCAGAGATTTCCATGTCATTATTTGAATGATAGAATTTAAGTGCCTGAAATATAGTATTGGCACAAATCCAATCTATTTCTCCCTGTGATTTAATTGCGTAAATATTCATCGTTATTTAATTTTTAGTTCGATCAAATCTTTTAATTGTTGCGCAGAAAGCGATTCTATTTTCTGTCTAATATGAGCATCATAAAGTAATATGTCTTCATCTCTTAAAAGATCACATATTTTTTCAATTAATTTCTTACCGTCTATATTCATAATTTTGTTATTTAATTTTTAGTTAAAATTCTTAAATTAGAGAGTTGTTATTTAAGGATTACTTAACATAATCAATATCAATCCTATTACGACTGCCATTAAAGCCCCAGTAATATATTGAAGTATAGCTATGGCTTTATCCATCTTTTCAAATTCTAATTGACCATAAGGTTTAAATGTTCTTTTCATCTTATTTATTTTTTACGTTATCTCACCAGTACTGGAAAGACTTTATTATATTCCTTCTTTTTGTAATTTCCATTCATGCAAAACACCAAGTTTATAGTTTAATTCATCAATTTTTTTAGCAAGCAAAATTATTACTTCATTTTGTTTCTGATCCATTATTGGTGCATCATGCACGCTTTTAAGATTATCTCCTAAATCTAATATTTTCAAAACTTGTTCTTCCATAGTGTAGTTATTTAATCGTTATTCACCTTTGTTTTTAATTCATTTCCGGTAAATCCCTTACATGTATCCCTTTCATTCATTACCAATGACCCTCTCTTTGTTGTTGATCTTAGGCATAATCCTGATACTACTCCAAATCTTGAAAAGTAATTACAATTAGAACAAACTATTTTATCCTTTGCTGGGGAAATTTCAATAAATACTGAACCTTGTTTATCTGATATTTTCATCTTATCGTTATTTAGTTTATTCCCCTTGTGGTTTTTTAATTTCACGTTCTTTCATTAATTGATTAATAACAGAAATAACATCAGTCAAACAAGTATTATTCCATACCGTATTAAATTCAAATCTCTCCGGCATAAAGCAATACTGTCGCCAATTTCCATACCATTCAATTGTTGCAATTTTTTCTTGTGAATTTTTATTAATTACATTAACAACCTTGGTTTTTTTACCTTTTGGTTGTTCCAATATAAATTGCAAATACTTTGTTTCTTTAATTATTTCCATCTTATAGTTATTTAATTATCCCTCAGTCATAAATTTGTTTCCAGTAAAAAACCTATCTGTATACGGTTGATTAAGATCAATTTGTTCGTTATCTGCAATTTCTTTATCTAAATTAGAACCATAAACTTGTAACCATACTCCATAATTGTATGGGACTTTTGCTAATTCTTTTAATTGACTTCCTGTAATAAATTGAAGTTCTATTTTAAATTGTTTTTGATCAATGTAAATTATAAACTCTTTCATCTTATAGTTATTTAGTTGCTTTTATCTGAGTGCTTTAATTCTAACCATTTGATATGATGTTTACGATAACCACCAATACAATAATGAGCGAGTTTCTTAATGAAATATCTTCCGCATAACTGACATTGAACGGTTGCGTTCTCAAATATTTCCATTCGATATTGACTTTTATGTTTACTCATTTCGTTATCAAATTACAATACTGCCTTAATCTTAGTGTAATATCTGTTATGCTTACTTACTCCATTCCATGCGATGCAAATGCCTTTTATGTCTCTATAATCTACCTTACTTGCATAATAAAGAAAGATCCTTCTGCCTATCTCGTAATCATAGCATTGAGCATGAGTAATATTTTGCCCTGTCCGTTTGTTGTAATCATCAAGCCTTATCGGTCTAATGCCAAAATAGCCTACTGCGTTCTCTTTTGCATTATATAGATACTTGCCGTTTGCGCTTTCAATAGTCGTGACGGCTCGTATTATATCGCTGTATGGATTTATTTGTTCCGGCTGACAGATTACCACTTCCCGAAGCGGGGGTGCTGAAATTGTCTGAAACAGGGCTAAGAATAGAATTATCGTTATCACTTTAGACATCATATTAATTTTGGTTCATACTTCAAATCTCTGCAAAGATAAGCAATTCATATAAATAGCTATTTTTTATAAATTGTTATTGATATTTCACTTGCAGTATAGCAGTTTTTATGATAAACACATCTTCCGTTCTTCCCGTTGCGAGGTTTGTATCTATCACAACACTTGCCACAACTTTCACCCGTTTCTCCTATCTCTCCAAATTCACTACACCAGAAATAATCAGTTCCATGCTCAATAATTGCAGGATATATTTGCATTTGAGGTAAATCGTTTTCTTTTAACTGTTCGTAAAAATGATCAACAGTATAACAGTTTTCAGAATCTGTAAACTCAAAATAATATTTATCTTTTTTCATTGATTTAGTTATTAGATTTCAGAACTTGCCCCGGATCGAACTCCTCACGGCTGTTTATCTCGTCACGGACTGACTGATATTTCTCTTTAAATGTGTTACTTAGAATTTCTGTCATCTCGGTATTTTTGTACGGGAGAGCTTCCAATTGGTCAATCTTGCTAAGTATATACCAGTAATTATTTTCACACACACCGTAAAGCGTTAGTAAAAATTGTACTCTCTGGTACAAATCTTCATAGCGTTTTTCTTCCGGGTCAATCTTTTTAACTCCACGTTTCCCGAAGTAATAAAGCGCAACGACAATAAAGATCGCTGCAAGCAGAATTACAAATATGACTAAAAATGTCATCCAAGAATTTGATGTAATTGGTTCAATTGGTTCCATAGGGTTTATTTATTTAAGATTTTAAAACATTCTACTACTCCGGCCATTGCCTCATCGGTCAAAACAAGATGTTTACTTTCTACCTTCCGGCCATTTAAACGTTTGATGTAAATGATATACCCGGTATCGGTCTTACTAACTATTGCCCGCTTATTAAGCATCTTATACATTACTGACGTGCAGTTGATCTTCAATTTTGCGTTCATCATACCCCGAAGGACGAGGATATATTTTGACATTTCTGCCTCGTATTTCTTGTCCGTTGCAATGTCGTTAGTAACCGTGGCCCTCGCATCAATTGAAGTGCATCTGTCTTTATTAAAGGGTTGTGTAATTTCACTATCTGACATTTTCGGGAAGAAGTGTTTTAATAAATACATTGATCGCTGTCTGGCCCGGATTAGTTCTCTTTTACGAGACTTTGAGGCCCTGAGTTCGTAATCAACTCGTTCTTCTCGGAATACGTATTTTATCAAATCTTCTGGTTTCATTTTTCAAAGTTCATTATAGTTATTGAGAAAAAAGATGACTTTTGTCATGTATGTAATTATTCACCGTATTTTATCAAAAAATCAGGATTGACGGACTTAAAAGATACCCTATTTTTAACAAGTTGACAATGCAATTCAGTATCTTCTATTTCTACAAGCGGACGAATAACAATACCCTCCCGGATAGTTTCTCCGATCTGGCTCTTTCCTTTGCTTAATTCAACTAATTCAGGTATTGAGTTAGAAAGTAAATAATTTTCTGATAAAATTGGAACTGTTTTTTCCTCTAATCCACGGCAAATAGAAACTAAATCAAATAAATTACCGTAAGAAAATTTTTTGATATTAAATATATTGAAGAAATATATATCTAATCCCTTCAAATGATATTTATTGCCCTGTATTCCTTCGCCAATTAATTCACCCTGCAAGGCAATATTTTCATCTGGAAAATATTTTTTGAACTTATTTTCCAAATCATGCTCTAAAACAGTTTTCCAATATTTATCTGAGAGATCCCGTTTTAAATCAATATTTCTTGAACATACTCCAAATTTACCATTAATCTGATAAACAGTCATAGAACTGCCGTCTAACTTTTCGGTATAATAACACATGGTCCCGGCATACTTATTAATTAACGGTTGCAATACCTGAACCCTTGTTTCGTCTGTTTTCGGAATAAGAGAAGGGAAACTCTTTTGACCAGAGTGTTGACGGTAATAATTTTGGATAAACTTAAACTTATGTAAAAACATCTGCAACCAATAAGGCATCCATTTTGGATACATAATTTTACCATTTTGTTTCTGACATTTCTGTTCATCCTGATATGGCTCCCATTTTATGATACCAAGTTTTTCGGTAACATCCAATCCCTCGACTATTTTTATCTTTTCGGGAAGTATTGAAAGCGGAAAGCATATACCCTGTGATACCTGCCCTTTGAGTCTAATAGTTTTAATCCTAAATTTCCGTTCTCTTAAAAATTCAAACTCTGGTTTATCCGGGAGAATAGAATCTATTTCACAATAAACACAAAGATCCCCGATTTTAAATTCTCCCTTTTTTACAACTAATTCCCATCCCAATACGGTTGCTTTCTCAATCATATCGGCATTTAAGATGGGTTCCAGTTTAGTAATTTTTTGAATTGATGCTAAGTTTCTCATGATTTCTATTTTTAATGGTTCAATTTATTCGTTAAAATGGCCCTGTTTCATCAATAGGCCTAAAATTATCCGGGATATTTGCTTTGAATTCATCTTCTTCATAGATATTTGTAAGGCTTTCATTACACTTTAATTTCAGTTCAATATTCGCAATTCCATTACGGTTTTTTGCAAGGATTAAAAGCATTAGACCTTTTGCCGGTTCTTCAATATCATTTATTAAAACTGTTTTTTCACCGTATATTTCCGGCCTGTGAGGAAATATTACAATATCTGCATCCTGTTCAATAGCCCCGGATTCCCGGAGGTCTGAAAGCTTAGGTTTTTTATCAGATCTGGTTTCAATTAATCTATTTAACTGACTCAATCCTATAACCGGGATGTTTAGATCCTTTGCAATAGCTTTTAATCCTCTTGAAATAGAACTAACTTCCTGCTCCCGGCTCCCTGAATCTTCTGATCCTGTCATCAATTGTAAATAATCAACTATTATCATTTTAATTCCATGTTCCATTATTAACCGGCGGGCTTTTGCTTTCAATTCAATAACCGATATCCCAGAAGTATCATCAATATAAAGAGGCAATTGATTTAATGATTCTGATGACTTAATAACCTGGTCTAAATCACAACGTCCGTTAATAAGCTCCACGTTTGACCTGCCAGAACTCCCGGACAAACACCTGATACCGAGTTCGTCTTCTGACATTTCACACGAAAATATTGCAGTAGGGTATTTTAATGTAGCTGCGTTTTTAGCAATTTGTACGGCTAAAGAGGTTTTTCCAACAGATGGACGGCAGGCAATTATAATAAAGTCCCCGTTTTTAAAACCACCAGTTGCCCGGTCTAATGATGTAAATCCCGAAGGAACGCCGATCAGTTTTATTTCACCGGATATAACCTTTCCGATTATAGTGATAACATTGTTTATGATCTGGCTTAATTTCTTTGGCCGTTTTTTATAGACAGATCCCGAAAGCTCCAGAAGACTCATTTCGGCATATTCCATTAATTCTGCAATGTCGTATGTGTCATCAAAAGACCTTGTTTGTAATTCAGTTGAAATCCTTATCAGTTCTCTTTGTATGTGTTTCTGTGCAACGATTCTGGCGTGGTATTCAACGTTTGCAGTAGAAATAACTTTCGAAGATAATTGAGTAAGATAAAGCGGGCCGCCAACTGAATCTAACTGACCATGCGCCCGGAGTTCTTCTGTAACGCTGAAAATATCGGTAGGGAAGTTTCTTTTTACAAGATCAATTGATGCACTGTATATTTTTTGGTGTGCTTCCCTATAAAAACTTTCCGGCTTTAAAATATCCACCACATCAAAAATAGAATTACTATCAATCATAATAGCACTCAATACCGCTTCTTCCATATCATTACATTGAGGCGGAACTTTACCGAAGTCGGGTATGGTGGTTATTGAAGGATATTTATTTGAAGTTTTGGCCATTTGATACTGTTATTGATTGTGGTTTTTTTATTTCCGGTTCATTTGTTTTTTCCCAAGTTCTTATCGCTGCTTTCCAATCCTTCATTTTATTTTTACCAATCATCCACCCTTTTGATTCGTAAAAGTCAAACCATTTATTAGAATCAATGTTATTTTTACGATCATTACAATATTGTTTTATTTCAATTAATGAAGGTTTTTGAAATTTTACACCTTTATCCAATTTAATTATATTTTCATTTTCATTTTCATCTTCAGAGTTTGCTTGTGTATTTGCTTCTTCTTTTGCTTTAGCAAATTGAGTTTTAATTCCTCCCTTTTTACCTGATTTAGCTCTCTTAATACTTATGTCATTATCTTTAATCATACGTTTCTGTGAAAGTTTATCTCCTTCATTTTGTAAAACACCTTCATTTAAAAGTTCAGAAAGTCCTGAAATTATCTCATCAGTACTATAAGGTAAATATTTAGCAAGTTTCAAAGCAAAATTTTTAATTTGGTTATTTGTTTGCTTGTCTTTTTGCTTAAGCAAAATTACTCCATACTCTTCTGATTTATGCATAATACAAAGCAACCTTATGTAAATTCCGGTTGCTGAAGAGGAACATTCCATTAATTTTTCATCTGTTAAAAAGTCCTGCACGTATAATGGCAGGTAAGGTTGATCTCTTAACGCCATTGTTTATTTAATATTGGTTGATGTTTTTGAATTAAATATTTTTCATTTTGTCTTAAATTTGAATTACATTCAATAAATGAAACCCAAACCATCTTATCAAACAATTTATTAAAAGCAATTAGATAAGGATGTTTTCTATTTGATAATCTACCATATAAATTATTAGCACTACCAATATATAATAAATGAAATTCCCCTTTATCATAAAACCAATTTCTACACCAAACAGCATATAAACCTGCAGTTTTTGGTTTACCAAATTCACTAATTTCAAATTCTTTTAATTCCTTCATAGTTGCCTATAATAAAGAAGCCCCCACAAGCAAAAACCACTCGAAGGGAAAACAGGGACTAACTGTTGAAACTTCTTGTGGTTCTCGTATGCCTGTGAGGGCAATATTTTACAAAATGTAATAGCGTTGTTCATGTTAGTCCCTTATTTTAATCAACACCCCAAAGATATTATATTATTTTGATATTGCAAAAATTAAAATAAATTTTGCTGTTGATATTCATAATTGGTTTCAAGATTTGACCAAATGGCTTCAGTAGTTCTGTAAGTAGATCCTTTCTGACTTATGACTGGTTTAAAATCCATCCATGTTGCTTTTGTATTTTCACAAACAATAACTTGACCTTTTCGGGACCGGCACCACCCGGCGAGCTCGTAATAGTTTATTTTCTTATTACTAAAAACATAAGCATCGCCTCCAAATTCATACGGAGGATCTATGAAAAATGTAGCTTCCTGATCAGGAGCCATGGTGTAATCCCCTTCAATAAAATTCCAATGTTTTATTTTCCAAAGTTGTCCGGCAATTCTCTTTAAATTATAATTTACATGATTTGGTCTTTGGATAATTTTACGGTCCGTTCCTTTTATTCGCGGACGTTCCGCACCACAACCAATTATAAAACCCATAAAATCTTTTGCCTCTTGACAATCGAAAATAAAATCATTAGTTGTTTGTCCTGCTTTAAATCGTGGTAATTTAAGCACATCATCAGGCGAACAGCTTTGTAACCATTTCCAAATATTAATTATTACCGGGTATTTATCAATAAGCAGAACATCATGGTCAAAATATCTCAAAGCATAACGAGCGGTCCCGGCAAAAGGCTCTATTATCTTATCGTATTTTGGTTTAGGATAAAACTTTACAATATTTGTTTTAGCTCCGTAGTAGGACCACATAGTTTAGTTTTTCTTCAAATTTACTTTATCTCAAATTAGTAATACATGACAAAAGTCATACTTCATTTTAAAAACGCTTTTCTGGAAAATTTAGATTTGCAAATTCTCCATAATGCAGTTTTGCCATTTTATCATATGCCTTAGCAGCTTCTTCTTCTGTTTTAAATATTCCAATATGTTTTGTTTTACCATTAATTGGGAATTGAGCAACAATATAATGTTTTACATATGTTACTCCCCTATAACCAGATTTACTTCGTCCTTTTTGATTCATTCTATTTTGTTTACAGGTACAATTTCTTAAATTATTCCTTTGATTGTTAAGTCCATTATGATCAATATGATCTACCTGTAAATTATTTTCAGTATTATTTATAAATCGGTGCATGTAGAGAAATTTATATTTACCATTAAATATAATTCTTCTTCCAGCATAATAGTTTTGTTTACATTGTTTAACACACCATTTCCATTGATTGATATATTCATAATCATCATCGTCAACTAATGCAAACTTACCTTGTGATAATTTAATTGTTTTCATTTTATCGAACATTTATAAATCCGAACGAAAGTATTGGAAGAGGCGTTCGGTTCCTCTTTTCAATCGGTAGCTACTCCGATCTATCCAATACCAAAGATAATAATTATAATTCATTTTAGGAATTTTTTTCTATTACCCATCATAAAATTTCGATGAATATACTGGAACTCATCTTTACTGACATAGTTTTTTGATGAGTGCGCCCTCGGATGACATTTTTCAATACAGAGGCACATTAGGTTTTCAATTACGTCTTTACCGGGGCCCCGTCCGTGAATATGATGAATATTAAGGCCGTTGTTAATAGGTAATTCTCTCGTACAAGCTTCACAAACCCACGTGTCTGTTTCTCCAATGTCGAAATAATCCAGGTAAACTTTAACGTATTTCTGCATTTGTTTTATGTGATTTCCAGTTCGGATCGGGATTAGGGATTGAAGTCATTAAATATTCAGAACAATAATTCCTGATAGCATCGCAATAAGTCATCTCATCAATTGTCATAAATTCTGACTTACTTAAAGGTAGTTTTAATATTTCACCAGTTTCCCGGTTTAAAACCTCTTTGTTTGCAAACATTAATTTCCAGAAATTATCTACCTGATCGACATTAGTAAACTCGTACCCGGCATCATTTAAAGCAATAAGGGATAAAGGATAAACAAGACCGTAAAGGTATTTAAACTGTTCGTGAGATGCTTTATTATAGTATTTTTCGACAGTTATCCGGTATTTACCTTTAGGTAACGAACCAAGGTCAGTTCGGAACACATTAGCATTTGTGACCCGGAATGGCTTACCATCTTCCTTTATTCCTATTGCTTTAACTTTTTTCATCAGAAGGGGAGCCCGTCAGGATTTTCTTCATTTACGCCGGGTAAATCATTCGGGTTGCTCATAGACTTAACATCTACTTTCCCGGACTTCTGATATTCGCCCTGTTTGTCGTCAGTTTTAGTTTCAGAATCTTTTTTGGAACCACAGAACTCTATTCCATTACAGACAATTTCAGTAAAGTATTTCTTTACTCCTTCTTTGTCGGTGTAATCCCTGTAAGTGATTTTACCCTCTAAAATCAATTCTGAGCCCTTCTTAACGTACTTCTCGCAAAGGTCTGCCAGTTTATCCCAAACGATAATATTATGCCACTCGGTGCTTGTCTGTTTGTTTCCTTGCGAATCTTTATAGCTTTCAGAAGTCGCAAAGGTGAACTTTGCAATCTTCTTGCCTGATTCAAGTGTTTTGATTTCGGGATCCTTGCCCGAAAATCCATGTAATAATATTCGATTCATAATCTTGTTGTTTATTTAATTGTACATATTACCTTTGTTTTTGAACTTCTCGGCGGGCGGGTTATAAAAAGTCCCGTTTCAGGATCAACAATACCGTTATCGTAAGGAATGACCTGTAAGAACTTTTCACGCTCTTTGCGCTTCTCTATAAGTTCTGTTATCTGTTTATCCAGTTCAATCCATTGAGGGTCACCAGAGGCTCTATAATCATATTTAACCCCTGTTTCTGATTGAGTCATCGTAACGCCGTCAATTATTACTTTCTCATCCTTATCGTAAAGTTGATATTCTGTGAGAAAACAAGCGTCTATTTCATCATCTTTTAGTATTTCTGAAATAGTTTTTTCGGCATATTTTAACTGTGCCAGAATCGGAAGAGGTTTCCTTGACCCGGATAAAATTTCACTTTTTATTGATTGTACAAATGTCGCCACTTGCGTTTTGCCCGAAGGCATTAAATTAATTACTGATAATGTTGATTCCATGTTAGTCGTTTTTTAATGTTTCATTGATTAGTTTATCCTGAAATTCTTTACTGACCTCGTATTTTTTAAGTATTTCAGTCATCGTTCCTGTGCCTTTAAGATAGTCAATTGCTTTCTGCCAGTGCGGATGGATGGGTGTAAGTAATTCTTTCTTTGCAGGTGTTTTAGTCTGTTGTTTATTTGGTTCTTTTACCGGCTCACTGCCCGCATTTCCATCGTCATCCTTATCAATATTAAGCCCTAAAATTGCTCCTAAAGCATAACGTCTTTGATAAGTGATTACTGATCCGGCGTTTTGCGGATCTTCTTTTGTGGGCTTCATTTCATATTCACCAGACATCCATTCTCCTGATGAGTGCATTATTAATGTTTCAAGTCCATATTTCCCTTTTGGAAATTGAACTATTGATAATTCACACTCGATAAGAGGTTCTTTAATGACATCCAGAATACCTGACAAGTCCGCATATTTAGACTTAAAAAAAGGATTTGTTTCTGTTTTTTTAATTTTCTCAACAATACTGCTAAATTTACATAAAGCAATTGCAAGGTTTTTTATTGATTCTGACTTTTCCATAGTTAGTATATTTCAGTTTCTTTTATTACTTGAAATTGATCTTAAATTTCTTCTGATTTGATTACCTCAGTTGTCTTTACACCTGTCTTTAGTTCATTATAGACAAATTCAGCAACTGCAATATCCTGAGTTGCTTTTCTGCACATACCGTCAACCATTACGAAATACCAGTCGCCAGTATAGTCTGTTTCTTTTTTTAGTTCGAGTTTCATCTGTTTAGTATATTAAGTTAATTCCAAAAAATTCATTTACATCTAATCCTGACTTATGGACTAATTCCGATTCGCAGCGAGTACAGACTTTTATGTTTTCAGACTTATAACCTCTGCCACATATCGGGCAATGTCTGTCATTATCTTCTAAAGACTCCATAATTGCCATTACTTCCTGACCTTCTTCGATAAGAGTCATTTCTTCACCGTTTGATTTTGTCATAACTTCTTTTATTAATTGCTAATCTTACTTTTTCAACGATAGTTAATATTCCTGCCTCCTGATTACATTTTTCATGAGCCAGAACCATGTTTGAAAGTGTATTTTTGCCCCCACTCACAAGAGGTTGAAGATGTTCAACAGTAATATCATCACAAAGCGGTAACCCACAGTAAAAACAATCTAATCCATCCCGTATAATTAATTTTGCTTTTTCTTTTTTATAACCCGAATTTCTGCCCACATTTATAGGCTTTCCGTCCCATGTTTGTTTTTTCAAAAAGCATTTAATGGCATGAATTGTATAATTATTTGATGTTTTCCCGGACGTATAAACAACTCCAACTTCCTTACCTTTAAACCGTAAAGATTCATATTCATTTGTTTTAGGCAATATTTCTGCCCCTTGCAATAAGAGCCATTCACGGAAATTATCAATATTTAGACCTGTCATAATAGATCGTTTTGGTCCTGCTAAAATAGGCTATCTGAAGTTATTAAAACATGATAAAAGTCATGTATCGCGGTTATCTTAATTCCGGATTTTCAAACTCATTCCCTATTATCTCGTAATTTGTCCACGTTTTTTGAGGGTAAGAAGAAACGGTTCGCATTGCATCAAATAGATTCTGGCCTGAATTTTTGTCAATAAAAGATCCATTTTCAAAACCTACGTTTATTTGAGTTGCAAGCTGAAATCTTCTATCAGACATATTATTTTCAAAGGTTGTCTTTTTATTAAGAACAAATCCTTCATATATATCTTCCTCGTTTTTGTCTTTTAATCCAGTGAACTCAATTTTTTCATATTCATCGTGATAATATAAAGACTTGGTTATAGTATCGCTAATTGGAATTAATCCGATGACAGTTCCGTCAATAGTGAAAAAAACAGACTTCCCCTCTATCCGGTTACACTCCATACCGTCTGGCGTAACCTCGAATTTATTATCAAAGTACTTATTTGGAGTTCCATTTGTATAAACTCCATCTAACCAATTATACGGCCATATTTGAAGAAATTGCTTTGTTTCTTTATGCCATAATTTGAACTTTACCTCTCGTGCCATGTTTTTGTTATTAGTTTATGTTAGGTGAATTATTTAATTTGCAATACTTCTGATTTCTTTGTAGTGAAATAAGACGGAGTTAATGGCTCTCCAAACATCATCATGCTTACCCATAATTTCCCGGTGAATAAAAGCCTTAATCGCTCTAAAAAGGAAAGCTTCCAACAGGATACAACTTCTCCGTTCCCTGTGTTATTTCTGAAAGCCGGAAGTGGTAAATATTCTGGCTGATTTTCTGCAAATGTGCAATTTTGTTCTTTAAATTTAATTGGTTTCATCTCTTTAGTATTAATTATCACTTTAAATTTTATTAATCAATAACTTACCTTATATTTTCGGTTTATATTTTTTATTTCTAATTCTCGGTTCCCATATTTTATAAAGTTCTTTCAGGGATAATGTTTTATTTGGTTTTGGTTTCTTTGGTTTTTTCTTTTTCCCAGAGGGATTATGATGTTTTTGAATTGTTAGTTCATGTTCGAAATGATATTTTTTATGACAATCATTACATAATGTCAAAAGACTATTATTTGGATAAGCCCACGGAGGAGTATGCTGTCCGGTATAATATGTATGATGAACTCTTAATTGATCCCCAGATCCACAAACAGTACATTTAAAACCGTCTCTTTTAAGAATCTTTTTACGTTTCTTTAGCCAGCGAGGATCTTTTAATAAATCAAAATAAGATTTCATTAAAAATAAAATACCTTCAGGTTTCGAGGTGCTGGCCTCTACTCCCCGAAGGTTTTAAAATATCATTAATCGTTGCCAGCACAACGCTTCGGCTCTTTGCCAGTCAGAACAACCATATAAGGCTCACCCCGAACCAACAGTAAAGATAACACATTTTTGAATATCAAAGAACGATTTGAGAATTATTTTTAATCGGTAATATAATCCATTACCTGACCAGTACTTTCTTTGCCTTCCAGTAATTCTGCATTTGTACTATCAATTATAACCCGGAAATGTGGATGATATTTTTCGGGATTAGCCAAGTGTTTCATCATAACCTTTGCAATTTCTTCAAATTCGGCTTCTTTTTCAAACTCTTCAATTCTATAAATAGCCTGATCAATGCCTTGCCCGTACTCTTTTGAATTTGCAGTTTCTTTTGCTTCTTTCAAAGCATCAATAATTTTGTCTGTTAGTGCTTTCATAATTTTACTTTTTTGGTTTATAAATTACATAATCTTTCGACTCGTCAACTTGCTCGTAATCGGATAGGTTAACTTCAATCGGGATCAGGTCTTCGGTAAAAGTCTTAAGCGGTTCGTTAAGGAGTATTGAGTCACACCCGGAGATACGCTTTTCACGGAGGATTAATTTAACTGTGTTTGCCATGATTTTCTTTTCTCGTTATTAACTCGTTTTATCCGAACCTTGCAGTCGTTTACTAAATCATTGATAAATATGCGTTCTGACTCGCTTAGTCTTTCAATGTTAAATTCGACTATGTGATCAACTTGACGGCCTGTTGGGGCTTCTGAAAGGCCGAGAAGGATGGTTGTCATTTCTTTACAGGTATAAGTCTACGTTTATCCGATTCCATAATTTTCTGGTCAAGTTCAAAACAAATGTCAGCCATTGCCTTAGAGCGATATCTGGAATTACAATGCCTGCAATAATGCCACTTTGTTGAGGTTTTACTTTTCATTGAATATATCTTTTAGATTACGCCCAACTGCTTTTCACATTCATAATTCTGAAGGTAAATTTCAGCATTTGAGTAAATTCATTAATGTTGAATTTATCTTTTACGTTTTCGTAAATTGCATTTGCCAGAATAACTTCTTTTTCTGTTTCAAACATCAGGTTTTTAATTTCTTCGATGTCTGAAAAGTAATATTTTACCTCTCCTTTTTCGTGTTTAACTGAAATAAAAGGATATTCGTATTTATAGGCACTTGCAAAATGACTCCTTATCATCATTTTTTCTGCAATTGTAAAGCCTTTTTCTTCCAGATAATTCCATGCCTTGTCATGAAGTTCCTGATCCATTTTAGTAGTTTTTAAATTTAAATATATCTTTTAATTCGAGTTCATCAATTCGTACACTTCGATTACCACAACATTCACAAATAATTAACCATGTACCCGGTTTAAAGAAATACCGTAACTGCCTTTTTAAAGTAGGCTCATGTTGTTTCAACTGTTGATCTGTGCCGTCAATCGAATAGACAGTAATTTCTTTATCTAATCTCGCTGAATAACCGGTATAACTTAATTTGCTCATGTGATTAATTTAAGCGGTCAGGGCTTTGAAGGTTGGTTTTGCTTCGTCTATTGTAAATTCAACAAGACCTGTATAGCAATTATAATATAATGAGTAATTTATATTTTCGCTTTCTGTATTGCTTGCAGACCAGTATGCGTTTTTACCCTGACCACCTTCAGCCTTGTTTGACCATTTATTTTTCTGAATTGCATTCATTATCATTCTATAAGGCAATCTACCTGTAAACTTCTTTTCAATACATTCAGCATATTCTTTATTGATTTTTGCTGCTTTCATAAGCCAATTTAATTCTTTTGAAATTGCAGTTGTCATTTGATTTGCGGTTTAATTTGTAATTCAATACATCAAAGTACGTCTATTCTATTTAATTAAAAGCTGATAAAAGTCATGTTTTTGAACTAAATTACATGATTCTTATCATGTTTTTCACTTTTCTGAAAAATAATTTAAAATAAAAAGGGACCATCTCTGACCCCCTTCTAACCTAACTACTAACAACAAATCTATGAAAACAAAACCAGAAAACTATTTTATAATTATAACACCGATAAGGGCGGTAGTTGTTCCTAACAGCAATTTATTCCAGAATGATTTCCGATTAACTCGTTTATTCAAAGTGCTAACCTCTTTATTATAGTTCTGAATCTGCAAATCTGATTTACTTAGATTCTCATTCAGATTTGAAATTTGCGAGTTAAGATTTGAAATACCCTTCTCGTATCCGGCATTTAAACCCAAACACGATTTTAAACTTTTCCCCTGCAAAGAATATTCCTGCTGAATCATATCATAAGAAATAGATGTAGAATAAATCTGCGCTATCTGGAAGCCACTAAAGGGATATTTAAGGGGCTCGTTATCGTAATTTGTATAGAGTGCCTGTAATCGCACGTAAATGGTGTCATTTGGGGTTTTAGCCAATTCCGCCAATTCCTGCGAATGTTTCTTTTTAAGATTAGATAATTCGAGTTGATATAAGGCAAGAACTTTTTTTAACGAATCATTAGATCCTTTGATTACTTTATAAACAGTAGCGGAATCCTGTATTTGTTTTTCAAGGCATATCCGGTCGTTATTATAAGCCAGATTACTCTGTTCAATCTCGACTATCTTTTTGGTCTGACTTTTTATAGTTGCATTTTTGATTGAAAGCAGGATTAAAAGGAATATAACCACCCCAATCAGGATGGCATATCTTTTAAAGAATGCGATGATTTTAGTTTTCATTTGTTCTTTGACTTATATAATTCATACGCTCCGCTCGCAAGCAAAAGGCCAATAAAGAAACAAATAGCCAAGTCTCCAACAAAAGCAATACCGACAGGCAGGGAAGGGATGAGCTTTGTTAAGTCAATCGTAACACCCCCGGCCATGAGTAGCAACATCAGAACCACATCAAAAAGAATAACGGTTAGTGATTCCTGCCAGTTATCCTTTATCCAATACCTGACAGAAAATTCAGCGTTCTGATTTGTTTTATTATTATACCTCGCTAAGAAGTAAATAACAATTCCTAAAAAGTTGATCAAGATTTTCATAACTACAATTATTACGTTAAATTATATACAATATTATTGTTAAATTATATAAAGCTGCGATTTATCAGGTAAAATATTCCAAAGTCTTTCAAATGTTTTTGTGCTTTCTGCAACGTCCAAATTTCCGTCGTTATTAATGTCAATGAAATAAGCTCCGGGTAAAATACACCCTTCCGTATCCACGTGTTTTCCGGCTGCGTAATTGCCGACATGGACTTCTATATTATCCCTTCCCAGCACGTCTAATAACAGAAAAGCGTTATCGCCATTCGGACGTGTAATCTTTTCCATCCAGTACATACCCTCCAAGATGCAAGAGGTATATTTTTGATTTCCATTATCAGGAAGTTCAATAGTTTTGCAACTGAATAAAGGCTTTTCGCCCTCCATTATCATCCATGTTCCGAGAGTTTCATTTTTCCCGTATGAACGACTGATGATTGATTTCATACAAATTTGAATATAATTGTAACCATTATTGAAGAAAACCCGATTATCCCGGACATTATTATCCCGGCCCGTTGCCTGGCTGAAAACTGCTCTTTATCCTTATATTGATTGACCGCCTGTATAGATGATTGAAATTTAATAAGATCAGTTATAACAACTGTTTGAGCTTCTACAGTCTCAATCAGGTTATCTAATTTCGTGAAAAGGATACCGAAATCGTTTTCATGTGCGCAGTCGTGTTCCATTTTTTAGTAATTAAAATTGTTATATTTTGAATCTGCAAATGTTTTTTCGTCTCGATCACTCATGTTTTTTAATTTAAAAGAATCACTTGTCTTAAAGTTAATATTATATTGTTTTGATCATCAATTGTTGATTAAAATTCACATAACTCGTATAATCCATTTTATTCAACCATATCAAATTATATGTCTCTGCATCCGTAGTAGTTGGTCGCCATTGATCATATTCCTCTAAAGTTGTTATTCTTAAACTTGTAAACGAATTTGCCGACACTCTTGTTATCTGAAATAATTCTATTACACCACCAATTGATATTTCTTTACCGGCAAATATTCTGTTTGGATTTCCCCTGTCAAAACAAGCAAGGGGCATATAAGTAGATTCATTTGCAGGATTTGTACTCGCTATGTTTTTGTGACAAGATTGGTGTATTTGATATGGCGTTGTCCATACTGATCCTGTCCATTCTGTATAATATAGATATTTTAAGTCAGGATGGTTGTCGATATCTGAATAATATGTAAATAAAATTCTCGGATTTCCACTTGCATCTAATATCAAATCTTCAATCCATATCTGTTCAGGGTCATTTTTACTTATAACGACAGTTGCGTTAGAATCATCAAAAGGAATATCAGCAGAAATATCAGTCCCATCTGATTTATGCCACGTTCCAACTCCTGCATCAAAATAAAAATGTATCAATTTATTTATTGCAGTGCCAATTATGGGATGAGAACAGCCAATAAAATGAATAATATCTTTGTCTGTTTTACTCTGAAATATTCGCATATATGGAGAAATTGTAAAATCAAAATATGTTGTACTTGCTCCAAATGTTTCACCTCCATCTTCGGATTTAATAAACCTCCATGTATTGCTTGCTGGCTCATTTAAAGTGCTCCTGTAAAATATATAAATATCTCCATTTGAAACCTCAAAAGCATTTGCATATGTATAACGGTTAGGATTATCAGGATCAGTAGTTGCTTCTGCTTCCCACACAGAACCATCCCTCTCATTCGTACTTATTCTATGCCTCAAAGGACTTCCAACTTTTGTGTGTTCAGTATAGGAGGTAAATAATTTACCATCAGAAGTTCGAACCAAAATAGAACCTTCATTATGATCATCTGATTGATAAACAGAACCAATCTTTATAACGGACAATGATTTATTAGAGTGGTCTAATGTTGCTACATATTGAGAATAACCTAATCCGTTTGGATTATGAACAATATTAAACCAAGTTTTATTTGCTACTGAATCATATGTTGGTTTCGGAGAATTAAACCAACAATATGCTATATTATGCAATGTCATTTCTTCATATCTGGTAATCGGACTATATAATTTTAAATATTCAAAACTTGATAAAACTGCATTCCTTATCAGAACTGGATTACCCCCATTAAACGTTGCAGCATCCACATTGCTTATTGTGTAAAGCAACGGATACCCTAATGAAAACGTTTGAGTAGTTCCCATTTGCACCCACGCTTCGGTAATTACATCCCAATAGTAAAATTTAATATTTGTTCCATCTGTCCAAATTTTAACATACTTATTTTTTGTAATAGTTGATGCAACATTAAGATCATATCTTGATACTCCTCCTGTGTAGATTCTTAACCTGTATTTGTTTCCTGCGGTAGTAGCTCTCGATGTAATTGCTGCCCAATTATTATTGTCCTTATAAAGATAAATTCCACCTATTGATATTGTAGTACCATCACTTATCCATGTCAGATGACCCTGAGCAACTGCAATGCCTGAAGCAATTGATACTTTTGATTTAAGTGTATTTGTAAATTCACTAACCGTTGCAGCATGAGTATTTTTAATGACAATCATTTCTTCTTGAGATATCATACCTGATGTGTCAGATTCAGTCCATTTATCACTATTTATTGTAATACCAGCAAAATCATCAGCAAAAAGGACAGTAGTATCATTTGCAGAATTACATAAGTTTCCAATATTGATATTTTTATAAGGAGCAATTTTGAAATAATATTGTGTATTTGCCGTTAATCCAATAACCCTATAAGTAGTTCCGATTGATGGTATTGTGGCATTCAGGGTATAATCAATATCATCGGTTGAAATATATATTTTATGACCTGTGTAGTCAAGTACTCCATTGTTCACCCATCCTAGATCAATATTAATATCAGAATATGTTATTGCTGATAATCCTGATACAGTTCTTGTATTCCAGTATCTACTCCAACTCTTTCTCTTCCTGCCTATGCCAATGCCTATGCCGTTCATAATTAAGGTATTACTGAATTATAATCATTACAAAGTTTTGCAGCACTATCAGTATGTCCTGATTGTCCTATTATTGCTGTTGTGTTAGTTATTCCTGCTCCAATCTCTACACCCTGAGCAGTTGCCCCAATCGCTATGTTTGTTACATTACTCCATGCGGCAGATTCGCTTTGGTCAACAATAGAACTTTCATAATATGTATATGTTCCGTCTCCATTATCTACTTTATAAAAAATATATCCATGAATATTTAAATCATCTTCGGGATCTTCATAAATCGCTTCTCCTATACTATAAGAATAAGATGTCATAAATGTTCTTATTGCTCGAACATTTCTAGGATTAGCCTTTAATAAATCGCAATAATTAACGCCTCCGCCAAAATCGTATGTCCTTGCGGTAGTTGCAGGATAACATGTTGGATTTTCATTATTAGATTCTGTTGAACTCCAGTAAATTTCACTAGCGAGTCCCCCTATATCATTAAGTTTTAAATTATAATATAAAGCATACAATTCATTAAATGACGGTAAAAACCAATCCGTTGCAGTCCTAAATTTACAAGTATTAGAATATTCACTCCATCCGTTAAGAGTCTTTCCTCTTACACGATAATAATAAACAGTATTTGTTTCAACTCCCGAAAACGTTTCCCATGAACTCTGACCTACAAAGTAATTTTCAGCTATTGTAGTGTGAAAATCAGAGTAAAGAGATATATCTACATAATAACCTTCCGTTGCTCCCTCTCCTATTCCGATCACGCTATTATCATACTCCCATGAAATACTATAAACACCCCTGCCTATATTTTTTGCCCCTGTTGCTACCGGGGTAGGGATACCGTCATGTGTGCCTTTATAATTCCTGAAATTAAGCAAACTATTTTGGATCTGGTTAGGGTTAAGATAATCAAAGGGATCATGTACTAAATAATAAGGGTAATAAGCAGGATCAAAATACGGTTCATATGCGAGTGAAAAAGCATTAACTAAATTATAGACAGTAGGATCATTTGGCACTAAGTTTTCAGCCGTTCCGTATCCTGCGGTTATTGTTGCTGCCTCAAAGTCCACGCCCGCAACATTAGCAGTAAAAGTAAATGAACCATCGTTGTTACTATGAAGTGTAACGGCCCCGAAACTACCGGAATATGCCGTAATAAATAAACCTACCGTTATAACTTCATTGGTATTCCATGTCATAGTTTCAAAATACCCGTTACAACTAACTATGCAGTCACCTGCAGTTGAGTTTTTTGTAACTTTATCGACTCTTTTTGTTGCAGAATAAGCCAAATCAACTTCATCCACAACGTTTTGTAAGGTAAATGCCTCATTGTTCGGAACCTGCCCGAAAGAATTAAGAAATAAGAATAAGAATAATATGAGTAGACTATTTTTCATGAAGCAATTTTATTTTCAAGTTCCCTTTTTTTAATATAATATAATTTTCTGGAATCACTTATTTTTTTCTTAATTTCAGGTGTGGTTTTACATCCTTTATTCCAAGGTATTTTACCAGATTTTATCCCTTTATTCCATGCTGGCTTACCTTTTTTTGCCTTACTAATGTTTAAGCAAGTTTGTGGACTTCTTTTTAGCCCTATTCTTTTTAATCTTCCTCTTTCCATTGATTCTTTAGAAATAGGAATTTTATTCTTAGATGCTTCACGTAATTTTTGTTTTGTTTCTTCACTTGCTTTTGTTCCTTTTCTTGCAATGCTTATATTTTTCCGGTGTTCAATAGAAAAAATAATTCCTTTATGAGAATTACTAATTTTTAATTTTGTTTCATTAGAGTGTTTCCTATTTTTACCATTTATACTTTGTTTTTTTCTTGTTTCATCAGATACAGGTAACCTTGTTTCCCATGCTTTCTTCATTTTTAATCTTGCCTCATCGGACATTTTACGTCCTAACGTACTACCCGCCTTCTTACAAATATTAAAATATGGATTGTATGAATCTATAAAGTATTGTTCTATTTTTAATAAATCCTCTTTGTCGCAACTTAATAATATTGAAAATTGCAAATCGGATTCTCCGTACTTATTATAATGATTCTGAAGTTTTTGATTCCCGTGTTTATATAATCTTAAATCGCTTAAATGTGCTATCCATCTTTTATTTATACACACAGCACTTCCAATATAAATCCTGTTTGGTTTAATTTTCGACTGAATTTGATATATGCCTGAAATGTTATTCATATTTAAATATGCAAATTATTTCAATCTTTTTTCTAATTCAATGATTCTATTTTCAAGTTCAGTTATTTTGCTTTTTTTACAATGTTTATAAAACCAATAATCTCTTTTTACTTGTCTTTTATTAGCTTTTTCTAATTCCATTATCTTAAGTTCCAATAAACATATTTTTGCTGCAAACAAATCTGTATATCCAATACTTTTAAATTCTTTTTCATCAGTATAAACTAATTCAGGCGCAATCTTTTCTACGTCCTGAGCTATTGCGCCAAACCTTAATTGGTTCGGATCTGATTTTAAATTGAACTGAACGAATTTTATATCCTCAAATTTATGCAAATTTTTTATATAAGAGATATTTTCTTTCAACCTTCTGTCTGAACTTAATATAAAATTAACAGCTGTTAGTGTTCCTGATGTTATGTCGTTTGTATTATTTAAAAGATAGTCTGAATGAGCTTGAGTATTATCAACTGAATGGTTATAAGCTGCATTCCAGTTTGTAGAGTTATCAGTAACATAACTTATTGAAGTCCCTGAAGCCTTAACAAACCCTGTACCATTTAATTGTGCCTGCTTGCCGTTTAATTGAGTCTGAACATCACTTGTTACTGAATTTATATACTGTAACTCGCTATTTGTTACCGTGCCATTTGCTAATTTAACCGCATCAATAGCGGTTGCAACCATTGTATTAGTTACTTTCCCTGCTCCGATTGCGCTTACTCCCGCATTGTTTATTGTCACATCTCCTGTCATCGTTACGGCAGTAGCGACATTAGAGGCATTACCAACTAATATCTTACCATTGCTTAATGTTGCGCTTTGTTTAGCGTTCCATGAAATACGTTCCCCGTCTGAAATATGTACGCCGGTTCCGCCAGATATTAGCGAGTGATTATATGCAGCATCCCAATGAGCATTTGTGCAATTTGTAAGCGTTCCACTTGCCGGCGTTCCGAGTACAGGGGAAGTTAATGTAATCCCTGCTAAAGTTAGTCCTGCACTTGCCCTGTTAATTGCGACCGCGGTAGTGCCGATGTAAAATGATTGATTAGTTGCAGCTGCTCCGATATCGCTAAGTACTTCCGCATAACTTCTGCCCTCTAACCCGGTTGCTGTGAATTTCGCATAGTCATTGTCTGCAACCCCTGTCATATCAATCTTAACGGCGTTTGTATTAGCTATTCCAAAAGTTATAGCAGCTTGTTTAGCGTTCCATGCTGTTCTTTCTGCATCTGAGATATGAACACCAGTTCCGGCCGCTATTAAAGCGTGATCATAGGCATCATTCCACTGAGTTGAATTGCCTCCGTAAGCTGCTATTATCCCAGTTGCAGTTACAGTACCATCCGCAGCAATACTAAGATCAATAACTCTTTCATTATAACCGTAATCATCTGAGGTGTACTCAGCCCTTCCAATTGAAAGCACACCACTATTATTTACTATTGATCTGACCTCTGCACCAGATGTAGAATTATCATCATATAATAAAATATCAGGCCTTAACGACTGAATTAAAAATGAAGGTGCGGTCGAAGTATTCCAGTATGAACTATTATCAATATGCAATTTAGCAGTTGGGGAAGTATTTCCTAATCCTAAATACCCCTCTTCGGTTAAAGACATTTTTGTTGCTACGGTCTGAAGGGTAGTTCCTGTTGTTAATTTTGTCCCTGTCTGAAAATATATTCTACTCTTCCCTGTCCCGGTTCCGACTCCGGCCCTAAGATATAATATACCTCCGTTAACATCAGGTGTACTAGTTCCTGTAACTGTGCTGCCAGATTCAACATTGAGGTATTTTCCTCCTATATCCGTTGCAGTAGGTTCGACAAATATTCGTCTGTCAGCATTATTACCAAAACTAAGTGCTTTAGTCGGAGATGTTGATCCTATACCTAACATACCACTTATAGTTACATTTCCGGTAAAAGATGGGCCAGCAGACATTGCAAAGGTTGTACCAGTTCCTGTCTGTGATGCTATTGAAGTCGCATTACCTACCGAGGTGATCGGGCCAGTTAAATTAACTGCAATTGAAACTGGAATCCTGTACCAAATCGAACCATCATACATAACCTGATCGCCAGTTGCAAATGTTATGTTTCCGGCTCCGAAATTAGTAGTTCCCGCAACTGTACAGGTATAATACCAGCCGTTCGTCCCAGTTCCATTTGCTAAAGTCGGGGTATTAGTATTCGCATCCCATCCGCCTCTATTATATTGAGTTGCAGAAACAGCAGTCCATGCCCCCGCTCCGGTGGCTGCATTTGTACATTGCCAAAAATAATTAAGAGTTGCGCCAGTAGGTATATTAAGTCCCGGAGTGGTTATTTTAGTCGTGAACGTAGGATTATCAATATTCGCTTTTAAAGCAAGTTGATCATAAGCCAATTTAGCTGAAGGATATTGAACGTCTGTTGAACTTCCTGATAGTGATGTGACTTTATTAGATAAATCCTCTTTAAGAGATCCTTTATAATTCGTAAAATATCCCGGATTAGTTACGCTATCAGATTTTAGTTTATAAAGAAAGAAATTAACGGTATCTTTATTTTCGACCTTAACAAATGTAGTATCTGTCCCGATTATGTCAGTTATTTGATACCAGTATGAATTAACCGGTCTCGGAACTTTAGTCCATCCGTAAGTCGTGCCCTTATATACCCATAAAGTTGAATCGGCAGTATAATATTTCAGAGAATAAGTAGGTAATGTTTTAAAATCCGTCCCTATTGGTGCAGTATCCTGTCCCATTAATCCTATTGAAATAAATAATAAAATTAAAGTAAATAGTTTTTTCATTTGATATTTAATTAAAAGAGTGACCATTAGTCACTCTACCTTCCGACTGAGAAAGTTCCGGTAGTGCCTGTCTTATAGACTTTAAGCAATTTCATCGGAATCCAGTCCCCTTCATAAGTACCTGCATAAGTCTGTGAGATTGTAAAATCACTACCATCTGCAAGCTGTACTTCAATAGGTGCTGCCGATTCAATGAGAATTAAGAAAGTTCCATCTGATCCGACTTTTGAAGGTACAAAATCACCAGCCTCAGTTGTCATATCGATAATCTGACTGGCAGTACCTCCGATGTCGGGATCAGTACCGGTTACGAATAAAGGAACCGAAGTCCCTCCTTCACCGGCTATACTAATTGGTGTCGGTGCTAAACCTCCACATGCAACTTCATTATAGGCCATTATTCTTGTCTTTCAGAGGTGCAAATTCTTAATTTCAGGGTAGGTCGCCCGCAGGTATCCGTTCCGAAAGCATTAGCGACAACAAAAGCCTCTGGATCGGTTATTTCTTCACCGCATTCAATAGCTGATTCAAGTGCGCTACAATCGTCTGCCGAATAACAATCGACATTAAGATAAATATCTCCGTTTGCATCTTTTACTAATGTGCTCGCTAACATTTCAAAAAACGTTGCGGGCATTACTCCACATTCTGCCATTTTATTGATTTTTAAAGTTTAAAACATAGGTGATATGGTTCTCAAAGGATGATTCTTTGATTCCCATTTAACTGACATCATGAATTTTGCAATGTCTTTCCTGGACTTTGGTATAGGTGCATCGGTATTGAACACACCTTCAATACCAGTTTTCCCGCCATAAAGCATACCGTCAGATGTCTCAAACCAGAATTTACGTTTTAAGTTACATTCAGATTCAAGTAACCATTCATAGTTGGTATCATTGGTTTCATCCACCTCAAAAAGTACATTAAATGTCTTTGGAGAGTAGATCGTCCTGTTACCTGAAATAGTTAATTCAGTTTTTTCAGGAGCAGGCATTTCACCCATCCCAATAAATGTACGAATCTTATCAACTGTATCTTCCGTATCTGAAAGTCGTGTAGTCCATTCAGCAATAAGATCAGGACTCGTAAAGTCAGCAGCATCGGCACGAGCTACATATAACTTAGCTATCTCCCCATAATGTATCTCAGGTGCACATTCATTGAAGCTAACCGCTCCTAATGATCCCGAGCAATCAGTCGGGCATGGTGTAAGTTGTAAGACACTCATTTTTAATCAATTAAAATTAATATTAGATAATTCTTTTATATTTTTATAATAATTTGTTCTTGCAATACTCATCTTTTTTTTAGTTTCTTCCGACGGAAAATGTGGTTTATTAGGATGAGACCTTCCAGTTGCGTATTCCCTTAATTTTTGTTTTGTATCTTCACTACAAGGTCTTCCTTTGCTCCATATGTTTTTACCCTTCATAGATTCACTTATTTTATTACGTGTTTCTTCTGAATTTTTCCTACCTTTATTCGCCTCACTTATTTTCTTTTTGTGTTCTTCGGAATGAGGTTTTTTAATTCCCTTCCCAGATAAGCTTATTTTCCTTCTAGTTTCTTCTGATATAATTATTCCTTTTCTTCCTTCGCTTATTTTTCTTCTATGTTCATCAGAAAATTTCTTACCATAATTTGGATTTTTTTTACCCATTTGAGCCTCACTAATTTTTTTCAAAGTCTCTTTTGTGTGTGTATATCCTTTAGGACTTCCTGCTGTTTTATAGGTATTAAAAAACGGGTTATAAAAATCTAAAAAATATTGTTCCGTTTTAAGTAAATCCTCTTTATTGCATCCCAAAAGAATTGAAAATTGTAAATCGGATTCACCATATTTATTAAAATGGTATTGTAATTGTTTTGAATGATGTTTATTTTTTCTTAACTCTCTTAAATGGCATTCCCATCTTTTTGATATATTTTTGGCACTACCAATATAAACTCTTTCAGGTTTAAACTTTGACCGTATTTGATATATGCCAGAAATATTCATTCTTATTTTTAAATTATTAATTCAAATTTACTATATCCTATATTTTATCATTAAACTTTAAATTTAAATTTCACAGCAAGCACCAACTACAACTGACTCATCATAATCAAATGTAAGATCAATTTTTGCGTAATATTTGTCATTAAAAAGCCATTCATGCTCAACTTCCAAATTATATACGTTATGCACATCCCCGACTAAATCAGTTATAGTAATAGAATTGCAAAGTATCATCCTATTGAACACATCAACCATATAATCAGGTAATGTCAAGGTCCGGGCAGTATATTTTTTTACTTGCCTTGCAAAAGTTCTTATGAATCTTGCTTCACCATTCTTCTGTCCTTCTTCCTCGATCGGGAAACTCATTTCAAGCGGTTCGGATTCCAAAAAAACAGTTTGTGTAAATCCATCCTGATAAAGAATATCTCCTAAATCACATGAGTTGGTAAAATTTATAATTAAATACTTAGTTGAATAAGTTATTGCCGGAGGTAAACCATCATCAAATATACACTCTACTTTGAACCATTCTGAATAATAAATATGCCCATCATTCATTGTGATTTTCAGATAATATAATCCCGCATCAAGTAATGCCAGTAAGGTATCGCCGGAATATGAAAAATAATCATGTGCAAATGGTATCATATCCGGCAAAGTGAATTTTGCAGTTATATCCGTTGCTGTTAAATCCTGATCTATAAGTTCGATCTTAGTAACTGATGTAGCTCCGTCAGTATCGTCTAACCATTGAAACGAAGGTAATCTATGACGAGGGCAAAGAATCGGAACTATACCATTACCGGAACGTTTTGATCTTTCGTAGCATTGTTTCGCTATCTTATTATAAATCGGGAGTACTGTTGTTATAGTTTTCATCTTAAAATATTAATGATAATCCACACAAGAATCACAAGGATAATACCTGTGAGTCCATATTGTTCCTAATCCTGTTACGTCCAATTCTATTCTAATTGATGAAGGTGCATGATCTCCCACGCAACGATCAGCAAGTGTAAAATTACTCGTGACCGATCCGGCAGTTATTGTCCATGTTTCAGGATCACTCTGGCAAAGTATATATTCAGTTTTTACCCCTTCATAATCAACAGTATAAGCATATTGAGTATATGTTACAATTATATCCCTGTTAATATCCATTGCCTTTGATAGAGTGGCAGTTAATTTATCACACCATATATCGCATGTCTGATTAATAATAATAACGCCATTTTCTACTTCAGGAACCATAACATTATCATCTGGGCCGTAAATTAATTCAAGTGCAGCTTCGCCCGTTGGTTTTAATACAGCTTTTCTGACGGATGCTTTTGCGCTCAAGTAAGTTTCACCAAGTTCGGTAGTTATTAAATCATCAGGATCAAAATTATCCGAAGGACAAATTATAGCATTACATGGTTGAAGTATGTTTTTTTGTGCTGTCCAAAATGTCGTGTTAACACCATTCATATGCCCTTCAATTAATACCCTGTTATGTCGGTAATAACTGTTATGTAAATTTGCCCATGATAAATTTGCATTTAATACGAGATTCCCGCTTAGTTTTCCTACTCCTAATTCAATGTAATAATCTGATCCTGATAAATAATTACACAAAATCACAAATCCATCATCTTTTATTTCAGACGGATCGCTTATTATGTATTCAATATCGGTAGTAACGTTTATTGTCGTTTCTTTTTTATTAGTTACAGGGTCTTGATTAACACACTTAGAGAAGTAAGAAATAGGACTTCCTACAAAATCCGTATTATAAGCCTCGGCAAAATAAAACTTTTCCATTTGTGGCATTTCGGATTTTAAATAAGAATATTTATTACCTGCTTTAGCAATTTCCTGAGTTCTTAAATCTAATCCATTCGCTCTAGTCCAGAAACTTATATGTTCAATATTAAAAACATTAGTAGTTAAATCATAATCCCACCTTACTTGGAACATAGCCCAAAGAATATCCATTAACGATTTCCAACTAATATTCATAACCGTAGCCGGATCAGTTGAAGTAGGTCTTATTATATCTGATTTCTGAGCAATAGTGAGATGTAGTAAATGATTTGATATTAATGTTGCCGGGTTATTTGCAGCCGTAAAAAATGTACTGGATATTGTACAACCGGGGACTAATTGGCTCGCCAAATATCCTATAACTGTATAAAGGAGTCTGTTCCGAGTATAAACAACGGTTGAATATGGCACATTAACTGTAATACTCGGAAGTGCAATATTATTTAATAAGTTATATTCGGTTTCCTGATCCTCAAGTATATCAGTATATTTATCATCTGTCTGCGGAGTGACCTCAAATGTACACCTATCCAAATCAAAGTCCCCATCGGAGGTAGAAAAGAATCCTGTAAAATAATTTACTCCGCTTAGTTCAATTTCATAGATTATTTTACCACATGGATCAGTTGTTTCGTTCAAATAAAGTAAGTCAAAATCTGCCCCCCCATTTATATTAACAAACGTCAATGATCCTTCAAATTTCTTACGTTTAAAAATCTGGTCAGTTTCTAATTCAAATACCAAATCAGACGAAAGAAAGTTTAAAGGAAATACTTCCGTACGTGAAGATCCGATCGTTATATAGTGTCGATAATTCATAATCTTACTTTGCGTGTCCTGTTTCCTTTCCTGATTATCATAACGTTTCCGATAATCTGAGTATCTTCTTTTGCGCTCATTCGCTTCAGGTTATGATTCACTTCGTCAAGTCGTTTATTTGGCCCGGTATTCTCAACTAAAATATTATTATTTGAAATAGAATCCGGGATCATAAGTTTATCCTTATTAAACGAATCGACCATATTTTCAAATATCCTGCCGTATTTTCTGGATGCAGGACGTGAAAGAACACCCCATTTTTCACCTTGCTCGACTTCGATATGATCTAAGAATCTTTCGCCACCTTCAGAGTGTCGCCTTCCAGTAATTTCCCCATGTGCGCCCTTTGCAAGTTTAGTTGTATCATTTACCTGCTTCCTGGTTGCTGCAAAAGCTACAAGCATGGCCCCTATTGCAGCAATAGCTAGCACTTGCCCGACAAATGGGATAGTAGACCATCCCTTAAACATATTAGCAGAAGCGGTTAAAAGACTTGAAGCCTGTTGAATAGAATCTAAATTCCTTTGTTTTTTTAATGCTTCTTCTTCTGCCTTTAAAGCTACTTCTCTTTGTTTTTTTACATCTTCAAGTTCTTTTTTCTTTGCCTCTACATTAGAAGCATAACCTGCAGCATATAACTCAGCCTCGGTTTCTAATTCAGATTCAAGTTCTGAAATTTGGGTTTCTAAAAGCTCCCTATTACGCTGCGTATCTTCAACCCTTTTATCGTTAATACTATCAATTACACTATAAATCTCATTAGCGGCAGTTTTGAAATTATCAACCATCTTCTTGCCTTCATCTTCCTCGACATTTATTCCGATTAAGCTCCAGACAGAAAATTCAGTTTCTTTTGTAGGCGTAACAACATTATAATCATCAAGTTCATTTGAAAGTTTTTTAACACCACTTAGTAAAGCTTTAGAAATAGCAGTTTTTTGCGCTGGCGTAGGCTTGCCTTCTTTAGCCATACCCTCGTAAAATGCCTTCCAGACATTAGCAGCTAACCCTTCAAATATTGCATCCTGTTCTTTAGTGACCGTTCCGAGTTTGGCTAATTGGATCCTGAGTTCATAAATCTGTTTAATCCCAAAGTCCCGGATTGCTTTTAATTTCTCGGTTCCTTTTAAAGATTCTATATTAGACTTGTCGTAATCATCTAAGAGTTTTAAAGACAATTCCTGATATTTCTGTTGTTTATCTAATATTTCTTTGTTACGATCATCGATTTCACTTTGAACATCTTTATTAAACTTGTCAATTGCGGATAAAGTATCGGTAAAAAATTCTTTTTCTATTGATGTAATTTGTCTTGTTAATCTTCGAGTTCCAGAAGCAAGGTCTCCTCTCAATTGTTCTATTTTGTTTCTAAGATCAATAGCTTTATTTTCAAGGTCTATATTTGTTGGATCTAAATTCCACGCCCTGACAACATTTTCAAGTAATTTACCGGTATCTTCTATTTCTTTTTTTGTTGCTTCAATATATTTTTCTTTAGCATCAGTCAAATTTTTAAGTCTTTCGGTTGCTGGTTTCATCATATCAATACCTTCATTATATAATTCATTATATGAACGCATTAATCTGTTAATTTCTAATGTCCCTCTTTTTTCTTCTATTTTAAGTAATGCCATCTGTCGGGCCAAAACCATTGCTTCAGTAACACCTTTATTTAAATCCCACACGCCATTTACGGCATTTGAAAGAACTTGGTTCATCCCGGCTAAAGCAGTTGAAAATATAATAGTTCCCTGACGAGTATTTAAAAAAGCGTCTTTAAGTTTATCTAAAATAACAGTAGCACCTAATACCTTTGTAGCCCATTCTCCAACAGTTTGGATCATGGATTTCTGTTGTTTTTCAACTCCTAATCCTGCTTTATTATATTCTTCAAGTGCCTGTTTTGCTTCTGCTATTTTTTTGTTATATTTTTCGATTTGCTCAACAGACATGGCATTTTTTTGAGCGGTCTGGAGTTTTGCCAGTTCTTTCTCAATATCAGCAATTAACCCGATCTGACGTTTCTGTCCCTTTTCGTTATTAGTATATAGCTTTTGAGATTCAACAGCTACCTCTTTAATGCCTTTAACAGCTTGGGAGTTGTTTGTAATAAGTCTTATTTCTACTTCGCTTGGCATATTATTTGTCTTTCATGTAGTTTTCAATATAATTAAAGAAATCAAATACATCGAATTTGACCAGTTCCCGCATCCTACCGGGATCTTTCCCACAAACCATATAAAGTAAATCATTCCAGTATTTATTCATCTCTTTAATTTCATCTGCCATTGATTTTAACTTTCCGACTTTTTCGGACTTGGAGTTAAACCACTTTGGATAACTAATTGATAAGCGGGCATCCAACGAGGTACTAACGAGGCCGCTAAATAAAAGAAAGGGCTTACCTCCAATTCTGACGCCCAACAATCTATCTTTGATTGCATTTCAGCTTCATTATATTTAGTAGTATCTTCATTTTCTTCATTAATGAATAAAGCGCAAAGTCTCAATGCCGGATCGTCTTTTGTCTCAAGATTCTTTATACCTTCCTGAATCTTGTAAATAATAATTGACATCTGGAAAAAATCCTGTTTATTATAAAATTCAATCGCTTTTGCGAGATTATTGAATATATCTTCAAAAGAGGCGGAAAACCCGAATTCAATCATTATTTTCTGCATTTCCCGATAGCGATTAAATGAAGGTGAATCGGTTACAAAGAACTTTCGCCCGCCACATTCAAAACTCTTTTCTTTTTCAAAATCTAATCGTCTTAGTTTCATTTTATGCTATTTTATTTTTATTTAATTTTCTTATTACCCATGATTCCTTTATATGCTGTGCGTGTTCAATAGACTTGCTTTTTCCTTTTGCTATTTTACTCAATTTTTGTTTTGTTTCTTCAGATAATTTCCAATGACGTCCTTTTTTATGTAGTCTATTTTTTGATGCAATCCCAATATTAATTTTATGCTGATCAGAAAAGGGAGGTTTTTTAATACCTTTCATTGATTTAGACATTTTATCCTTTCTTTCTTGAGAAAACTTTATTCCTAAATGAGATTGTCTCATTTTCTTTTTAGATTCATCTGAAAATTTAAATCCTAAAAGATTCTTGTTACCTTTTCTTAATAAACTTTGTTTTAATTTATTGGCATCTGATCTTTTATATTTAATTCCTAAACAATTTCCAGCTATCTTACATACATTAAAATAAGGATTATACGAGTCTATAAAATATTGTTCTGTTTTAATTAAATCTTCTTTTTCACAACCAAGTAATACAGAAAATTGCAAATCTGATTCCCCATATTTGTTATAATGATTCTGAAGTATTTTTGAATGATGTTTATTCTTTCTTAATTCGCAAAGATGTAATTGTTTTCTTTTGTGATAATTCACAGCACTTCCTATATAAATCCTTTTTGGTTTAATTTTTGATTGAATTATATATATTGCACTTATTTTCATGAAGATATATTTTCATAAATATAATCAAATATAATTACAATTAGAATTCCAAATGAAGGATAAAATAACTGATCAATTACGTTATAATTATGCAAATGAGTAATCCAGTAGTAATGTAGTAACGTTTGACCAGTTAAGCACTTGTAACAACCGCCCAAAGGCTTATATAACCATTGAGGCAATTTCTCGATTCCTCTTTGCCAAAAATTAAATATCATTCCTGATTCTCCAAGAATATAGAAAATGTAACAGATGATTGATATTTTTATTATTTCTAAAATCATGTTAGGCAAGGTATAATGAATGAAATTTCAAACGACAAAGCAAAATAATCATAGGGAAACATGAGATATTGCAAAGCAGTTTCATTATATGAATATTTTGAAAATATCGAGACGTCCCGTATTTCCTGTGACGGAGGCGTTATGCTAATACCGTAAAGTCCGCCAGAATTGAAAGGTTTATAATCAAATGCCTTTATCACTTCCAAAACATAATCCCCCGATGTCCCACAGCCGGTTACACCAGAATCGCACGTTTCACCCTGAATAAGTTTATGATTTAACCAACAAACAAGTAAAAGTGAAGATTTGTAATATAATCTATTGCCGTCCTGATGATCAAACGACAATCCTTTATCTTCAAAATAAAGAACTGATTTCTTTTTGCTATCCGGTGCTAAATCCTGGTAAGCCCCTTTTTTACAAGTATCTTCGTCAATATCACAACTAATCGGGTATGACTTATCGGAAATAGAATCTCCGTTTTTAATTCGGATATTTGCAGTCTGAACTAATCCGGCAATCTTATCAACCCATGTCAAAGATTCAAGTTCTGATTTTAAGATATTAGCTAATTTGTGATTCATATTAGTTTAAATTTTCTCAATGCTCCATCAACCCACCCGGAATATACATCAGAAAGCCGTTCAACTTCACTTTTAGAGAGTCCGAGTATTTCGCCTCGTCTTTCAGTATTGCCTTCTAGTTTCTTCTTTTGTAGTTCTTCAGTTGCCTTAATTACTGCAACTCCTGAGTTTAGTTCAGTCCGATCAGAGACAAGTTTCACGTTTCCCCACATACGCCCGGTAAATGTAAAGTCAACGAAACCAGTTTGCCTTCCATGAAGTTCCCGGAATTGTTTATAACCGTTGGGGAGTTCAAAAAGTCTATGGCTATTCAAAGTAACCCAGTCAAGTTCCTGGCGTTTTTTCTTTGATCCGGCTATTGAACTGTAAGCGGCATTTGTCATTGCCTTGCGATTAGTAAGCATAGGCTTTTTGGAATATGCTTTATACTTTTCGCCTTTTGGATCTTCACCTTTTTCTTGTACTCTCATTTTATTTAAAGCAAGTGCCTCGTTAGCCATTTGAACCATAATATTACCATGTTCAGGGCCTTCGAGATAACCCGCAAATCCTTGCAAGTCCTTGCTTAGTTGTAAGAGAGTAATACTCATATATGATGACTTGTCTTTCCAATTCCCATTACACTACGACATTTTAAACACTCATTTCGTGATGGTTCAATATTTTGCGCTATGAAATTAATCATTGCCGCATATCTTTCAGAATAATACTGCATATTTGTCCCTAAAGTATCATCGTTTCCGATTAATGTATAACGTGATACCTCCCCGCTATTCTTAATCTCATAAGTAAGAAATTCAGCAGTTTTATAAAGTATTGCGTATGCAATTGCCATATCAACCTCGTTATTCTCAAAATCTGACGATGCGGAACAAAGCATATTCATTGCATCACATTTGAAGTCTCCATGAAGTCGCAACCCTTCGGCGTATTGTGATACCGACCAGTCATCCAGTCCTGTTATATCATCTAAATCCGGCGTAATAGAATCCCCGTGAATCCCGCCAGCCATTGCCCAAAGAGTCCAATTCTCTTTTGATGAGTTATAACAAGGTTTCTCGGTATTAAAACACCAGCGATAACCACCACATCCGCAAGTCATTTTATTATTGTAAGGAGTTCCGGTAGGTGCATAAACGAAATAATAATTTCCGTTTAGTTCCAGATCAATCGGCGTGATTGCGTTATATTTTGGTTGCCCGGCAAGAGACGAAATAGCGATTGTATGAAGAAGAGTAAAATCATCATAGATCAAAAGATTTACATTTTCGGTTGAATTAAGATTAAGCGTAACGCCTCTCAATGTAAACACACCACCCCGGATATTTGAATAAAACCGCATCCCGTGATAAGTGTATTTTGTTATTACACTTGTGAACCTACGATGACCGATTTCCCCGGTGAATTTCTCACGTCTGTACTCGTTATACTTTAGTAGTTCATTGAAAATATCTGTCTTAAAGGTGTTAATCCCGTTTTGGCGAGCCCGATCCATCATAGACCAAATAGAATCCTTACCACCAACAGAGTCAAGTATTTTAAGGCTCATCCCTTGTAATTCGTCTATGAATAACCCTGAATCAGAAACAGAATATGAAGCATCCCAACCATCAACACAAATATCCTCAGAACGTGAAAATCCAATGATTTGAGCAAAACAACTATTTATACTCATAATGTTAATTTAAAAAGGGTACAAACAAACTTAATTATTTATACCCTTATTTCAATAAATTTAAAATTTAAATCTATGCACAGGCAAATGCCAGAATTCCGGTATTTGTTTCAGAACATGGAGTAGGATTAACTGCAAACAATCCGTGAAGCTGGACTTTATAAGCAGTATAGTAATCATTGCTATCGCATCCCCTTTGTGTGAAGATGTCATAAGATACTCCGGGAAGATTACGTGAGTTCTCGCTCCACGCCAGACGATCAGCGGTCAGGTTAATAGCATTTGCGCCCCCGAGAGGATACCATGTTTTATTAACAAAGGCTACCGATGTCTTATGAAGTAAAAACGTGTAATGTTCTGCAATTGTCTCAACGTTTTCAGGATCGAGGTAAATACGATTCTGTAAACCACCCATTTTAGCAACATTTCCCTTGCCGTCTGCATTGCCAAGTTCTGCGAGCCTGTTATAGATCAACTGGAAGAGGTTATCTCCTGTAATCATATACGGCGAATTGAACTTATTGCCTCTTGCCACACGGGCGAAATAACCCCAGATATTATCATTCCAATTAATGGCCGGGATGGTAGTAACAGCAGGCGCAACGGTTCCGGGTGCCCCGGTAAATACGTTTGTACCTGCATTAGTTACAAGTCCGGCAAGTATTAACTGAGCAATATACTCATCGAGCAATTTCTTGCGAGTCTCAATATTAAGAGCAACGGATTCCTTCTGTTCAATAGTTCTTTCCCTATAAACCCTGTCAAATACTTTGAAAGCGGATTCTCTCAGGCAGGATATTTCATATTCCTTACAAACAGGTTCGGCATCTTCGCCGTCAATAGAACAATCATCAGAACAAGCAGTAAGGGAAGCATCACAGGCAGTAAGCCATTCCAGGGAAACGGTTTTCTTCTTGTTCTTATCCTGTAATTCAGTCATTCTAACCTGTTGGTTAGCGAGCACAGCCTTTGCCGATTCGGCGTTAGCTATCAGATCAATATTCTTTATCGGGTCAGTCCACAGTGCATCGGCCATTGCCTGAACAACTGCTAAGTAACCACAATCAACTTGCGAAATTTCACTCATTTTTTTAAATTATTATGTTAGACAAACTTTTTCTCTTGTGCGTATTTCAAGATTTTAACGCGATTCTCTGGAGTTAAAGTTTGATCTTTTGACATTGTGACAAATTCCTCTTTGTCTTTAGGCATTTTGAGATTACCTAATTTAGTTTTATCATCAGGTTTAAGTCCAGAACTAGAACGATTTTCTGCAACTTTAAAATCAAAATATCTTTCGGCAATGCTTTTATTGCTATCAGTAAATGAAACAGGATAACCATGTTCATCGGTTAAAACAGTTTTCCCATCTTCTGCAAGAACGGAAAATCCTTCTTTTTCTTTTTGGTGTTTCCGCTTTTTAACTTCTGCAATATAAACATCTTTTAAAGCCTTAGCCTTTTTAGGATCTTCCGGTAAAATAGGATTAAAACTTTCAAAATCTACAAGGGCAGCTTCCTCAATCTCTTTAAATAAATTAGCCTGATTGATTTCATTCTCTTTTGCATCGAGTTTGGCCTGCCATTCAGTATCCCATTTTTGTTTATCCCGTGAATGTTGGTTGACCAACTTTATAACATCCGGGTGTTTCAAAATATCCTCAGATCCAGCACCTTTGACTTCGGTAACTTTTGTCTCAACAACGTGATCAAATAATTCAACTCCTGTTAACTCAGAATCAATGCCATATTTCACCTTAATTGCTTTTTCAACTGATTCGGCACCCTCTTTAAAAGCAAGTCCTCTTTGATCTTTCAGAACTTTATTTGCTTTGGTTACTCTTTCAGCGTCTTTTGTTTCAATTAATTTGAAATCGTTCAATTCTCCGGCTTCGTTATAAAGGCTTGCCAATTCCTCAGAGGTGAGTTTTAAGACTTTCACCGCAAATGTCTCAAATGCTTCCGCATTAATTTTTTTATCCATTTGATTTTTTATTTTTGGTTTCTACTTTCTTAATAATTTCGATAGGTTTCTCAATTGTCGGTACGGGCTTGAGTTTCTTTTCCATCATTTCGATATAAGTAAACCGTTTATCCCATCCACGAGCGACAATATTTTTCCAGGTCTTTTCATCAACTACCTGTACTTTCTTTGTTCTTTTTGAAGTGATTTCGTAGATCATTGCTTTTTAGATTTAGATTTTACAGGTGTTTTGCGAACCTTCTTAACCGGTTCGGCTGTTTTTTCGGTATCTACCGCAGTAGTTTCCGTAACAATATCAGCCTTTACAGTATCCGGCGCAATAGCTTTGACTTCTTCAACCTTTTCAGTCTTTAAAGGAATTGGCTGAGTGATTTCTTTTGGAAGTTTCTTTTTAAGTTCAATGGGCTTGTCTGGTTTCTGTATTTCATAACCGCCGAAAAATTCGATAGCAATATCAGCACAGGCCCGACCCATTAATCTTATTCCGTTTTTAAATCTTACTTCTACTTTTTCCATAACTCAAAATTATTTACCAAAATTACAACTAAGTTTTTAATTATATAACAAAAATCATGTTTTTTTATGACTTTCGTCATGTTTTTTAAATAAACACAAAAAATTAATCACTCCCTTTTAACTCAGGTCTCATCTCAAATGCCAGTTCATCACTTATATAACCTAATTGATGACGACATCTGTAACCACCCCTATCTACAAGAGGTTGATAGCCAGGATAACCCAAATACGAAGGAATATCATATATATTTTTCTGTTTAATCTCGTAACCTTCGGGATAAGTACCCATGTAAGGTTTCCAAGTGTCCCAATCAGCCGCTTCGTCCCGGCTCCATACTTTATTGTTATGACATACGCAGAAATCCCTGGAATCCTCAATTAGCCCGCCCTGATAGATAAAATACTTTAATCCAAATTCATCTGCTAAAGTTGAATTATAGGCAGCATCATATTGCTGGTAAAGATCGTAAGCATATCTCTGATATTGTTTTTCAAGTGCCCCGGTTTTCTCCATCACTTTAACTCCGTCTTTTAAAACCTCTTTCGGCAGGCCGTTTATCAATTCAGATAATCCTTTAACAAAATCTTTTGAGTCTATTTGACCTGTGACTGCTTTTGAAACATAGTTCTTAATCTGAGTTGCTAATGTCTGGTCTTTCAGGAGTGATTCAATAAATCCACCTTTGACCATCTCACCACCTTTCAGACCTATGCGAGCATTCATTTTATTTGCGGTAGATTGCACCACCTTATCAAATCTACTGCTTAGATTATCACTTAAAACAAGTTTGAAATACTTTTCGCCTTGTAGTATTAACCCGGTTGTCACTCCGGCAATTTGAGAACTGAGCAACTTAGAAGATACTGCTGTGAAATTCTTATAAATCACATCAATATTAGAAAGAATCTGATAGTTATGTGTAGTGTCAAGAATTTTACCATCCTTAATATCCAACTCAGAAAGGATTCCGGAAAGCATTTTATCATAAAGCTCAATCTGGAGCTTAATGGTAGTTTTTTCCATCCTGCTCCGGTGAAGATCTATAAATTCCTGTTTCTTCTTTAATGCCTCAGAAATTCTTTTCGGTGTTTTCATTTCTTTTGCGTGTCAAAAAATTCATGTTTCATTTTTCCGATGGTTGTCATTGCTACTTGTAAATCAAAATCATCTTCACGGATATAGCGGTAATAATTCTCAATAGCTTTTGTAAGCGTTATCGCTGGCATGATTGTTCTTTGTCCCTCGGTAAAGAAGTACAACCCTAAATCACTGTACTTTCTTCGGTATAGCTTTGGTATGAGCTTTTCCGATTCTTGTATTTTCATTTGCTAAGTTTTTAAAGTCTCGTGTTGCCCGGCCCTGAGAATATGTATAATAAGATTGCACGTTCTTTGGCTGTTTCATCAATGTACGACTTCCCAAATGATCAACCTGTACAGAACAAATAAGAGCGTGTTTAATTCCTTTGGCTTTCAATTGTTCAGCGTAAATATTATCAGAAAACCAAAATACGTGCGTTTCGTCTAATTCTCCGATTAACGACCATAGTTTTTTAGCTGTAAAGATACACCATCCGGTTAATTGATAACCGATGAAATAACCTTCATAAGCAAATTCCCCATGCCGGAAAAATCTTTGTCTTTCATCGTTTGACAAGGCAGAAGCAGAGAGGTAACTGTTAACCCGCATAATATCGCCTATCCTTGACCAGCCTTTATGGAATATCAAATCATTGTTAGCGAGTATCTGAATGTCTGATTTGGCATATTCCAGACCTAAATTTAGTGCATGGTTATAATTGAAATTACCTTCATAAGTTATGATCTTATCTACTTTATACGGATATGGATCGCCTGTCTCCACGACAATAATATTTAATTCTGCGTTGTCCTGACGTGCGGAATCAATACAATCCTGAGTTACTTTAATTAAGTCGCCTTTGCTTTGGGATATTATTATGAGGTCGTAAGTCATAATCCAATGTTATGTAAGGCTCTTTCGTCTTTTAATTTCTGATTAGTTTCATTCATTATCTTATTACAGTTAGATAATGCAGCAAGACCAATGATAATTCCTATCATAGATAATGCCATAGAGGCCATAATTAATGCAAACATAGTGTATAATTATTAGTTAATTATTTAAAAAATTGTCCTGTATCAAAATCAGAAAACTCAGATAAGATTCCAATTCCGATAATAATAAACAAAACAATGATTAAGTAATTCATAATATATAATTATTAGTCATAATTAATAATCCCTAAATACTCTTCTATTTCTCTAATAATAAGTGTTATAGAAATAGAAATGAACAGAATAAATAAAATATCTAATAAATCTTTCATAAAATATAATCTCCCGTTGTTTGATTTAATCCAATATGTCGCATTTCAAGATCAGTAAGATAAACAGGCTTATAACCATTTGACTGGTAAAATCCGCCTATTGCCTGATCTCCGAGTTTAAAATGATGATAGTCTTCTATGAGTTTTAAACAAATATCAATAGGTATTATCTGGAAAGCCCCGCCAGTATGGGAAACATAACTAACATTGTAACCATTTAGATAACCTTTGCCAAATGAACGTGGTGCGTAATTTGGATCTAAATTCAAATCAACCGGAGAGCAAACAAATTTCGTTCCGTTCAGTTCATAGAACTTTAGCATCTTTTCAATGATCTGATCCGTTACTGTTTCAATGTCGTTATCTAGCTTGAGAATGAAATCAAAGTCTTTAAGTCTTTCAACTCCTACCCGGAAAGCTTCTGTTATGCCGTAGTTCTTATCCAAAGGTACATGATCGAATTTAGACTTTAGATATTCCTGTGTCCCATCGCTTGATCCGTTATCTACAAACAAATGATAATCTATATTTGTTTTCGAGTAAAACGAATCAACTGTCTTTTTAGTTAACTCAAGTCGGTTGTAAGTGATTGTAATTGCTGCTATTTTCATGTTATTTATCATATTGTCCCGGAACGTGACACACGAAATACTCCGGTGTGTTTATTTTTGTGCCTTTAAATCTAAGCAATTTCTGATTAAAATAAAAATCATGTGCGTATCCCGGCCTGTCCCATCTCAAATTAAGGCTTCGTTTATGACAAACATTAGAAGTCCCGCAACCTCCGAGTGCTTTGATATTACAAGCCCGCTCGATCCATGTTTCTTTGAAAATATAGTCATTATACCAGACCCATTCGTACTCTTTTAACTGCGAATCAATGATTTTAAGATGATCCTCTCCCCAATAGTCATCTATATCACAATAGATAATATAATCACCTGTGGCGTTATCTATGCCCGTATTACGGGGCAAATTATCAAAGATTGCCTTATGCTTACATTCTAATAGTTTAACAGTCGGCCATGTCTTAACTATTTCTTTAGTTTTCTCGCATCCATCCGCAATAACAATTAGTTCAAAATCTTTAAATGATTGTGATAATACAGATTCAATGGCCCTGCATATCTTTTGTTCCAAGTATTGAGCGCATCCCGGATAAGGAATAAGTCGTGAAGGCATTATAACGGAGAATCTCATTATGATAGTATTATAAATCCTGTTAATGCTTCTGCTAAATCCCATGTGATCGAATCCACAAAACCAGATACAAGATTAAACTTCGGTTGCTGCATCCATTCATTCCAATTTCCGTCACCGTCAATATACATTAATCTTGCCTGAGGATATTCTCCATGTAGCGATTTATATGAATCCTGATAATTTGTAACAGTAGGCGTGGCGGTCGCCGTAAACACAATAATTGATTTTACAACCTGTCCGGCCAAAACAACATTACCGTAACTTGCATACTTTCCCATTAGAATTGCGTTTGAGGTTCTTTTGGTATTTCTGATTTCATCTGTTTGATATACTCTTCAGTCTTTTTCTTAACTCCACTACGAATAATATCAGGAGCCATATCATAGATATTTGGATTCTCTAACTCCAAATCATTGAATATGCTTTCAAGGTTTGCCCAAAGAGTCGCATTATATTCAGTTGTGAGTCCTTGAGAGATCAAAAGCCTGGTAGTCGCTTCTGGATATCCCCGGAAAGGATTCATTAATGATTTAATTTTGATCTTTTTTAAATCAGTCGGACGATCTGAATAAAGAATCTCATTAATATCATCCTCAATGGCTGCGATGGTTGAGGTAGAAGCCCCTGCATCTTTAGCAGTCTTTAATTCATTCATCAAATCAATTAAAGATTTAAATTTAAAATCATTTACTGATTTACGGTGAACTGTTAATCCTTCGCCTAAATCTGTGAACGTTGCTATATCTGTCACAACAAACTCCCACATTGAATCGTAATTCCTTGCAAAGGGGAACAGAGTATCATTCATATTGTCACTTCCGAAATTAGATTCCGTTGCTGTAACTGCTATTGCGACTTTTGATTTAGTTGTAATCTCATTATTGAATAAGACCTTATAAACCAATCTTGTTAATTCAAGGATCCAGTCTTTAGCAAACGTTAAGAATTCCACTTCCGGGCCAGTTGAGAAATATAATTTACTCAAATCAACTATATCCGCAGTATTACGAGGTATTTCTAATGTTATCACGTCCTTTACTCCATCGTGTAAAGGTTGTTTACCTGTACCATCGCATACAGAGCAAGTAGTTCCATCGAATAGTTTACCGCCGTTACAATCTTTATTCGGGCATCTGTCAACATAAGCCCAACGCATCGGGAAAGCTGTTAAAGTAGTACTCATATCAAATTCAGAATCCATTTTCATTACTTTTTCGATAAGTAGTATAGCAGGATGGAAAACAGACACAAACGTTCGGCCTTTTGTTTCAGCATCACGAATATAACCAAACCTTTGGGCCGGAACTTTTTTAGCTTTTGGCAAAAATTCTTCGTAAAAGTAATATTTCTCTTTAATCTCAATAGCATCCTGAGTATTCGCAGCAACCTCTGTTAATTGGATAGTGTCATAACCTAAATACATTGTGAATTTAAACCCGTCCTTTTCGATGTCATTCTCAATGAATTTAATCGGGAGTTTTACGATAAGATACTGTAAATTCTCATTCTTATATTCATACATTATAGCATCTTCGGAACTTGCTATAAAAGGATACGGGGAAGCTTTTTCTTTATTCGGGTCAAACGCTTCAAATTCGGTAATAAGGAAAGCGTTTGGGTCAATATAATTATAATCGATCATTGCATATTCAAGGTATTCATCTACTGACTTTTCACCCCAGTACTTACCGATATACTCTTCAAGCTCCTGACTCTTATCAGTTCCTTTATAAGTTAGTTCTCTTAATAGCGGTTGTTTTCGTACGGCTTTCTGATAAGGCAACTGAGTAGAGTTAAGAGTCGAAGGGACAACAGACTTTGAAACATTACACCTCTGTTTCCATTCGTCCTCTGTCTCACGTGTAATGATCTGATGAAGTAATTCCGTTATGCCGTTACCGGTTTTCATCTTATAGTATTTTTTGGCCAGCTCGGTGACTCTTACGTAATCCTGATGATAAATCTCTTCTTTGATTACATTTTTTAATATCTCCAACCCTTTAACTTTATCCATTTGCTTAATATTATTTTTGTTTTGTCGGAAGCATACTTAACGTTTTGTATAACGCTTTCATGTTTTGCTTAATATTATTAACTACCCATTATAATAATCTTTAAATAATTCAGTTAAAAAATAATCGCAATTATGTACAAGAATATTGTTAGCAAAATATTCATGTTCTCCTTCAACTTCTATATCATAAACTTTCCTTTTTCCTATTACGCCATATTCTTGCATTGTATCTTGATTTACATTTACTACTGCAAAATCTGATTTTCTTTGTTCTGACATTAGTAATAAATTTCTGTTTACATTCGAGGCAAATAAGATTTCTTTCTGGCCCATAAATAGCATTTTTAGCATGTTCTTTATGCCATAAACGCCCTGCCTCAGAACCATGCCATATTTTCGCACTTTCCTGAGCAACCGTAATGAGTTTATTTGTAAGATATGCTTTATGTTCATCAGAATAATTTTTGTAATGTTCTCTCCTGTGATCGCCAATTGTAATACATTCCAGATTATCAATGTCATTATCATTAAAATTCCCAAATTTATGATGTATTTCATATCCATCAGGGATTGGGCCACGTTCACAAATCCATTTATAGACATGAAGGCGAATTTTATGCCACTTTCCATCAATATTAATCCACCCAGAATAATAACGTTTATCAGAATTTCTCTTAGAATCGGGATATCTATTAAAGTTTGTACCTCTGTAACTGATAGTTTCTTTTTGCATATTTTTTTTGATTCAAATATACAAAATGTATCCGTTTTAATCTGAGATATTGCTATATAATTATTAACATCAATATAAAATCTATGATCCGGAGTGCATGTAATAAATATATTACCTATTTTGTATGTTTTGATTTCTTTTATTCCATTGTAAAAACTATTAAGAACTTTTCTATATCCATTTCTGGTTAATACCATATCTCCAATCTTTATAGAATCTATTCTTTTATTACCTTTATTTGTAACAATCATAGTTTCACCAACAAAACAAGTATCCGATAAATGCCCGTATTTCTGGTATTTATCTCCAGTATCCTTATCTTCAACGATTTGTTTCTTCTTTGTTCCGTCAATGTCCTGTTTTAAATACATCAAATCCGCTATTAATAACTTACAAGATTCGTTTATAAAGATACGAAGAGGAAATTTATTCTCAAAGATAGCGTTTATAAAATCTCTGCGTTTCGGAACTGATGGATTGCTGAAACAAGTCCTATCTGATGAGTTATTCCAGTATTTTTTTAATTTATAAGCTATTATATCGTAATGATGTTTAAAGTCTTTATTCATTACAGATCTACTCTTACCAGATGCGTCACCGTAATACCATCCGCCGGCACTATGATTTGGATAACGCACTTTAAACTCTTCGCAAACCTCCTCCGTTGAGTTGCGGGGGTTTTCAAGTGCTATCTCATCAATACAATATATTTCCCAAATGTCAACGTTTTTTTTGATTTGCCAGATTGAAACAGAATTATAAGGCACAGAGTTTTGGTCAAATGATAAGTGTAAAGGAAGTGTTTTATCATATTTAACCTCTTTTACGTGTTTTAAGCGATCAAAGGACGAATAGAATTCTCCGCCTGTTGAACTGAAAGGATTGGCATATATTAAGGCTTTGCCACGTTCTTCGGTGTTATTCTTGAGTACATTATCAATATAATTCTTTCCTACATTGTCAATATTGTGATAAGTTGAAGAAATTACAACTTTTTTATTATCAAATTCCTTTTCAAAAAATGTTTCACCAGAATATATTTTCTCTCCAATCTCTACAATATATTTATCTAACTGGAACCATTCGTTTATCCAGTCACTCTTAGCCGGTGAGGTAGTTATGTAAAGCGGGTTATATTGCTGTTCAATAGTGCCGGTACTGGAAAGTTGACCATCAACCAGGTACATTCCTTTTTGTCTCATCCTGCCTAAGATGATTTCTTTAACGTCTGCCTCGTCAGTATCTTTTGTTTCATCTAGGAAAGCATAAGCAAATTCTTTGCCCTCATGTGATTTGGCATTGTCAAGGCTCCCAATAAACAAAACAGCTCCATTAATGAAGCTGACAATATTATGATAACTATCAAAATTATGATTAAATGTTTTGAAGTGTGCCGGAGGTTGTTTACCGGATACATACATACCAGAAGAATTTTCTTTACTCCATTCTGTTACTCCTATTGATTTCCAGTATTCTCGAATTCTAAAGAAAGTAGAAGTGTTAAGCTGATCATAAAAATTAGCACCGATAAAACCAGTACATTCAGGAAACATTGTGACGAATTGATATGATTTAATACCGTTCAGATGTGACTTTCCGCTTCCAATGCCTGCAAGAAATAAATTTATTGAAGCAGTACTTTCAAGTATTGCCATTTGTGGATCCGATACCGTTTGTTCAATCTGTGGCATGTCTTGACTTTATTGTTATCCCGGGCAGAGATGGAATATTAAGATCAACTAATGACTTAACAGGAGCATTGAAACCTAATATATTTGAAATACTATCCAAACTCTTTTGTTTATCATA